TAATAATAAAAGTACATACGACCAATGATAGACTGATTTTTTAATCGTTCACGATCACGCATCAACTCACCTTTGGTGGGTCTGAGTGAAGGAACTTTGGACCTTAGCCACGAACGAGCCTCACGGGATCGTGGTGCATATCCTGACTTAGCAAGGGATTCCTTAATTCTATCAATGAGTCGTTTCGCCATCGATTATTTATCTGATACCCAAATGCTTTTCCGTCAAAATTTGAAACTGCCAGCCATGATCTTTACAGAACTCTTCTGCCGCATACCATTTGGCTTTATTGATTTCGTAAGTGATTGCTTCTTGAAGATATGTCTTGGTCTTGCGTTTTTGTGTGGGTGGTTGAGTCTGCTTTTCTGGTTTGACTTCTATGATGTAAGTCATCACTGTGCCGTCTGCTTTACGCATCTTGGCAATAAAGTCTGGAAAGTAACGATGCTTCTTTTTGTCAATTGGACTGTAATAGGGTATGGGAAGCTCTTCCGAACCCCACCAAATGACGTTCGGATTCTCATCTAAATAATTCATTACCTTTATTTCCCACGTAGATCGATAGATGATATTGTTCGCATCACCCTTGTATTTCTGTGGGTTTTTTGGTTTAAATCTTCCTTTATTTGACATAAATACTATCTAGTCAATCAAAACAGGAACCCTCATGGCATTTTTCGGTCTATCAGATATTACCATAGCAAAAGAAGACAATAGAAGAGGACCACTGGCACCTCTTTTTCAGGGTACCACAACAAACACTTTTAGATATCCTTTAGACATTGGTAATTATGACAAAGCGCATTACATGGTTGTCAATGTTTTCAAACAAAATAATTCACAGTTCCAGGGCGTTCAGCAAAGTGGCGTCAATAGAATAGGTAACATAACTCCTTCGACTGCCACGGGATCGCAAAGCCCATCTTTCGCATCAAAAATTAATAGCGCCGTCGATAACGCTGTAAATAATTTTACAAGTGGAAGAAGTTTGTTTGGTAAAAGTATCGCAACTAATTTTGGTGGACCAGTGAAACAAAGTGCTGCTGTAGACATTGATCAAAACTCTTACATCAGCAACGTGCAGAGTATTGAAAATGATTCTCTAATAAAAACAACTACAAAAACTGATGAGACAATCGTTCTTTATATGCCAGACACTCTTCAATATACTTTTGCACAGTCATACGCTGAAGCGGCTTTAGGTGAAGAGTTGGGTGGTAAAATAGCGGTAGCGGGTAAGTCTGTATTGGAAGATTTGAAAAATGGTTTAGATCCCAAAGCTGCTGCTGAAAAAGGTCTAAAGGGTCCAGCGGCAACTGCTGCTATACAAAAAGGAATTGAAGCTACTGGTGCGGTTATTGGACAGGGTTCTGCTAGGGCTGCGGCATTTTTGGCTCTTGGTGGCGTAAACAATCCAATGCTCGAACTGCTCTATTCATCACCATCATTTCGTCAGTTTACTTTCGAATTTATGTTTTATCCTCGTGATGAAAAAGAAGCATTAGAGGTTCAAAACATTTTAGAGAGATTAAGATTTCATCAAGCACCAGAGATAGACGGTGGTTCTGGTGGACTTCTATTAATACCACCTTCAGAGTTTGAACTTTCTTTTTACTATGGCGGTCGACCAAATCCAAACTTACCTGGCATAGGTCGTTGTGTTCTCACAAACATGTCAGTAAATTATGCTCCCAACGGTTGGACAGCATATGAAATGTTTGGTGAAAATGATCCACGTTTGGGTCGCACTGGTATGCCTACAGCTATTCAATTAACACTCGATTTTAAAGAAACTGTTATTCTTACAAAGAAAAGTATGGTTCGTGGCGATGGTGGTTACAAATCAACACAGTCTGTTGGTACGAAAATACAAGACATTTATAACACACTTAAAAAATAATGGCCAAGTATTTTAATTTTTTCCCAAAAACACTTTATTCTTTATCCGATAAATCAACGGCTGCTGATTTCGTAACAAACATTATTGCTCGTTTTGGATTTGAACAAGAACTAAAAGAAAACTCTAGTATATACTACCCATATGATATTCAAGATGGTGATACACCAGAAACAATTGCTAACAAGTATTATGGTTCACCCGAAAAACATTGGGTAGTTTTATTGTTCAACGATATTATTGATCCTCAATATGATTGGCCTCTTGATCAAAGAACAATTATTAATTATATTGATGACAAATATACAGCGAATGGTACAGCAAATACAACACCACAAACTGGATTGGCTTGGTCAAAATCAAACACAAAGTCTTATTATAAAGTGGTCACAAGAGTTACAAACAACGCAGTAAGAGACACAATTAAAGAAAAGTTGGAAGTAGATTCTAACACATATGCTAATGTTGTTATTTCAACCTCTTCATATACATTACAAAACAATACAACCATAACACAAACGGTAACAAAAGAAACGGAAACATATTACGATTATGAAGTAAATTTGAATGAATCAAAAAGAAGAATTAAATTACTCAGGGCAGATATTGTGTCGCAGTCAGGTTTACTTGATGAATTCAAACGAGTGGTGAGTTCCAAAGATTAAAAATGGAAACAGTTAATTTACCAGAAACACCCTCTAAATTTAGTATCAACGAACTTGCTATTGTAACTAAAGCAGGTAAATTGGACATATCTAAATTGTTTCAGGAAATAAACATATTTGATTCTCTATTATCTCCCGTTATGTCTGGTGCCGTAGTTATTATTGATTCTATTGGTTTATCATCTAAACTTTTGTTTGATGGCTCAGAAGTTCTTCTTGTGAATATTGGCAAAGACACAGATTCGTCGTCTTTTCGTTTAAAGAAAGCATTTAGAATATATCGTCAAAGCAACAGAGCCACACTACAACAAAATGCAGAAACATATACTTTAGAGTTTGTTTCTGACGAATTTATTTTTTCTGAACAACAAAAAATAAATCAATCTTACAAAACAACTTACAGTGATGTAGTGAATAAAATATTAGTTAATTATTTAAAAGTACCAGAACAAAAATTGAGAGGCGTATTTCAAGATACAACTGGTGTTCGTGATTTAGTTATACCTAATTTAAAACCTCTTGATGCTCTAGAGTGGTGTGCCAAACGTGCAGTCGATCAAAGAAGATCGCCTAATTACGTTTTCTTTGAAAATAATTTGGGATTTAACTTTGCTTCATTGTCTTATCTTCTATCATCTGATTATTTGTTCAAGATTAAGTTTCCAGCAAAAAATTTAGAAGAAACAAAACCAAATCAAGATTTGTTAAGTCCACGACACTTTGAAGTTGTCAATCAGTCAGATAAAATAAAAACTACCAGAGAAGGTGTGGCTGCTGGAACATTCATTGGATTTGATCCTATTACCAGAACAATACAAAATAAACGCATTGGGTTTGAAGATCATTACAATGCTATGGACCATGGCAACGATACTGCCAACTTTTCTCAATCAAAAAATAGAGGCGGTGAAACTGCAACTCAAGCATTTGATTCTAAAAAAGTAGTGAATATTTTTGGTGCCAATATAAAAAATAGTCAGTACATTAAAAAGTATGACCCAACATCAATCTCAAAAGTTGAAACACCAGAAGATTTCATATTTGCTCGAAAAGCAATCTTTGCTAATTTGATGAATAAAAGAATTAAACTTGTGATGCCTGGTAATTTCCAATTAACTTCAGGCTTCAACTTGAACGTTCGTGTGCCAGACTTTTCTAAAAAAGAAAGCGGTTCAGAAAACGAAGATCGTTCGTTAAGTGGAAAATACTTGATTATTGCTACAAGACACATTATCAAGTATGACATGCACGAAACAGTTTTGGAACTTGCAACAACCTCAAATGAAATTGATTTTATACCACAAAGTGTACCAGAACAAAATCAAGCAATAGAGACATATGGAAACTACTGACAATAAAGATTTTGCTGGTAAATATGGTTTTACCTGGTGGATGGGGGTTGTTGAAAAAATTAACGATCCTTTGAAACTTGGTCGTTGTAAAGTTCGTTGTGTTGGTTGGCACACCGACAATAAATCTTTATTGCCAACAGACGATTTGCCTTGGGCAATGTCTTCAATTCCAGTGAATATTAATAATGTTTACCCACCACGTGAGGGTGACATGGTATTTGGTTTTTTTGTTGATGGTGAAAATGCTCAAGTACCTGTAATTCTTGGTGTGCTTCCGGGTATACCACTTAACGCCGCAAACTATCAGCAAGGCTTCAATGATGCTAGAACTCCAGCAGAAGTTTCTGCTGCACCAGTCAAGCCATATGAGTCAGCAACAAATTATCCACGTAAATTGGACGAGCCAACAACATCAAGACTTGCTCGAAATGATTCTGATTATCCATCTGAAATACTAGCAGCAAAAAGAGAAAGAAAAGCAAGTAAGGTTGAACCCGATTCATATTACAACGCAAAGTATCCATATAATAATGTGTATGAATCCGAGTCTGGTCATGCTCTAGAATTTGATGATACCAAAGGTGCAGAACGAGTTCATGTTTATCATCGTTCGGGATCATACACCGAATGGGGTCCAGCTGGTGATAGGTCAGAAAGAATACAAAGAAATAAGTTTGAAGTTGTTATTGGAGATGAACAAGTATACGTCAAGGGTGATGTAAAAATCTATGTTGACGGTGACTATGATTTGGAAGTTACTGGCGACATAAGAATAAATGGTCAGACAATCAATCTAAATCAAGGAACAAAAGGTGCTGCTCGTATTGATGATACAACCTCAGATAACGATAGCGAAACAAATGGACCAGACACAGGAAAAATTACATCTGGTTCAGATACAGTGTTTATTGGGAACTGAATAAATAAAACATGACTACCACAATAACATCAATTAATCCTAAGATTGAAACCGAAAGGTCTTATAGAGACTTAGACTTAAATTTTACGGCACATCCTGTCAAGAAAGATGTCAGTGTTCATCTTAATGAAAAGGCGATAATTAATTCCGTAAAAAATCTAGTTTCAACTAACTTTTATGAAAGACCGTTTCAACCAGAGTTAGGATCTTCAATTCGTGCTTTGCTCTTTGAACCCGTTGACTCAGTTTTTGGTGCATCAATAGAAAGACGATTACTTGATGTAATCAACAACTATGAACCCAGGGTTTCTGTTGAATCAGTTGTTGCCATACCGGCACCAGATGAAAATGGATATAAAGTAACCTTAACATTTTTTATTGTTAATTTGACTAATCCAATTACAATTAATTTCTTTTTAGAACGTATAAGATAAAATGGCTGAACCACTACAAGTTACTGAACTTGATTTTGATCAAATCAAGCAAAATTTAAAAACCTATCTGAAGAGTCAATCTGAATTTACAGACTATGACTTTGATGGTTCAGGATTAAGTATATTGTTGGATATTTTGGCATATAATACTCACTATCAAGCATACTACTTGAACATGGTCGCCAATGAAGCTTTTATGGATACGGCTTTGTTGCGTGATTCTGTGGTATCTCATGCCAAAGTTTTGGGTTATGTTCCTTATTCTCGTAAGGCTTCACGTGCCGTTCTTAACTTTACAGTAAACACCAATGTTGATGATTCTTCGACTTTGACTATACCAAAAGGATTTGCTTTTTTATCCAATGAAATTGACGGTGTATCTTATAATTTTGTAACACTGGAAGAAAAAACTGTAACTAAAGCAAACACAGATTTCATATTTTTAAGTTTGCCAATTTACGAGGGTCAGTTAGTAACTTATAGTTATACTTACGATCAAACAACAAATCCAAAACAAATATTTGTCTTGCCAGATGTAAACATTGACACAACATCTTTAACTGTTTCTGTTCGACCTTCAGCATCAAATACTGATACGGAAGTTTATACACTTGCTTCAGATGCATCTGAAAATACAACAACGTCTACCGTATTTTATTTGCAAGAAAATAGAGGTCAAAAATATGCGATTTATTTTGGTAACGACATAACAGGCAAGAGTTTAACAAACGGTTCAGTTGTAAGTGTAACTTATTTGGTCACAAATGGAGCGGCAGCAAACAAAGCAAATAATTTTGTGGCTACAGGAACCTTAACTGATTCGGGCAATCAAAATCAAACAAATTTTACAATTAATCCTATAAGTGCTGCTTCAGGTGGAGCCGAACGTGAAAGTGTTGATGAAATAAAATTTTCAGCACCTCTTCAGTACACGACACAAAATCGTTTAGTCACAACTGAGGATTATGAATCTTTTATTAAAAAAAATTATCCTTCAGTGGACTCTTTATCTGTTTGGGGTGGAGAAGATGAAATTCCAGCAGTTTATGGTAAAGTGTTTATTGCGTTAAAACCAAAAGATAATTACTTCATAAGCCAAGCTGAAAAACAGAGAATCATTGATGAGATTATTAATCCAAGAGCAATTATTTCGGTCAGTGCTGAAATTAGAGATCCAGATTATCTTTACATTTTGCTGAATAATCAAGTAAAGTATGATTCGAAAAAAACTGTGCTTACAGAAACACAACTTTCTTCACAAATTAGAAGTGCAATTATTAGCTATAAACAAATTAACTTAAATAAATTTAATGCTATTTTTGCTCTTTCAAAGGTACAAGATCAAATTGATGGTGTAGAAAATAACGCCATTATTGGTTCAGAAACAACAGTTAGACTTCAGAAAAGAATAACTCCAGAACTAAACAAAAGTTCTAATTATACAATAAATTTTGGTGTTCCTATTAAAAGAGGCACACTAACAGATAGATTAACAACAACAGAATTTTCAGTTCTTGATAATACCGGAGTAACTAGAACAGCCATCATTGAAGAAATACCACAATCATTTACTGGTATCTCATCAATCGAAATTGTAAATGCTGGATATGGATATACTTCAACACCCACAGTTACAATTTCTGGTGATGGTATTGGTGCAACAGCAGAAGCCATTATTGAGGGTGGAAGAATCACGCAAATTCATATATCAAACCGTGGCACTGATTATACACGTGCTACTGTGACTATCACTGGTGGTGGCGGTTACAGCGGTTCAGCTACACCGGTAATTGATTCGAAAGTTGGAACACTTAGAGTTATCTATTATGACGAAAATGCTAATAGACAAGTTATTGATTCTAGTGTTGGTGAAATTTTTTACGATACAGGTGTTATTACATTGAGTGATTTAAAAATACTTTCAGTTTCATCAAACGATGGTCTGCTGCGTTTGACCGCAGTTTCGGAAGAAGGTGTGATTGAGTCAACAAGAAATGTGATTATAACAATTGATGAAAATGATGCAACATCAATTGTAACAACGCTTGAAAAAATGACAGCATAATGACTACAGATTTAAAAACATCATTACTTATCAATCGTCAAGTTCCTGAATTTATTCGGGACGAGTATCCTACTTTTATTGCTTTTCTTGAGGCATATTATGAATTCCTTGAACAAAAACAAGGATCAGAAACAAATGATTTGATCACTCAAGCGAAATCTCTTCGTTATGTCACTGATGTTGATGAGTCGATATCTCAGTTTCAAACAAATTTTATCAATAATTATGCGCCATTAGTTCCACAAAACGCAACTGTTGATAAAGCATTTTTGATAAAAAATGTATTACCTTTTTATTTGACTAAAGGTAATATTAAATCTTTTGAGTTATTTTTCAGACTTCTTTATGGTACAGATGTTACCATAACTTTTCCTAAAGACAATATTCTTCGTGCTTCTGATGGAAAATGGACTGTAGAGAATGTTGTTCGCATTGATAATGAAGTCTATTCCTACTATGTTGGGAACGGTACAAAAAAAGAGTTTATTCTTGCTCAACAAGTTGGTGAATCAGACGTTATTGTTTATCTAAACAATGTTGTAACAACAAGCGGCTTTTACATACTTAAAGAAGCCAAGAAAATTATTTTCGATTCTGCTCCGGCAAGTAATATTGAAATAAAAGTTGTTTATAATAATTTTAATGAAAATCTTTTTACGAATAGAAAGATTACTGGTCTAACTTCAGGTGCCACAGCAATAGTTGAACGAGCATCACCAAGACTAATTACACAGCAAACTTCAATTGAATTATATGTTGACGATGCTACTTTATTGGGAACATTTTTAAATGCTGAAGTAATTACAACAGATATTTTTGCTGATGATGGTGAAACATTAATTACAATTAGATCAGACACGGTAGCAACACTCAGTTCAATCACAATAACAAATGGTGGTGCTAGTTATAATGTAGGTGATCCAGTAACAATTATTGGTGGTGCGCCACAAACACCCGCTGAAGCAGTTGTAAGTGAAGTGTCGGTTGGCTTTGCTGATTCAGCAAATATTGGTTATGGTGGTGCTGGTTTTGCGCTTGGTGGCATTATAACAGCATTCAATAATGATGGAACAATCACTCTTGCTTCTGGTGCGATTGATTCTTCTGGAGCAAATTCGCCAAATACATATACGCTTTTTACTGATACGATTGATGTTTACTCCAATATAGTTCTTTCGAATAGTGATTATGGTTTCCCTTCAAATGTAATTCCTACGGGCGAAAACATCTCGACAAGACTTGTTGATGCGTTTTCAAAAGCCACAATTACAGACATTGGTCCAATGACTAATGTTATTATTCTTTATTCTGGAACAGACACTTCAAATTTAACAATTGATGCCGATGGCGCAAAGTACGCAAACACATTTGACATAAAAACCTTCGGTTCAATAGGTAGAATTGACATAGTTTCTGGTGGCAGCAATTATAGAATAGGTGATGAAATTGTACTAGGTGCAAACCCAGTAGGTACATATGGCAGAGGTTTTGCTGCCGCAGTTACAAATACAAGTGCTTCTGGTGCTATTACAAGAATCGAACTACAACCATCAAGAATTACTGGTAACGCAAACACTACATCTGGCAATGTTGTAGTTGTTGGTATTGGAACTGATTTTGTGAATGAATTATCAGTTGGTGATCGAATCATGATCAACTCTGAAGCCCGTTATGTGAACTCTATTCTATCATCCACTTCACTTAACGTAAACGTAGCCTTTACACGAACTTCAACCGAAAAAAGAGTTGGTGTTTACGACAGATATCTCATTGGTGGTCAAGGTTACATACAAAATAATTTTCCGTCTGTTACTGTTTCTTCAGCAGCAGGTACAAGCGCAAACTTACAAATTACTTCATTAATGGGAGATGGTGAAAGACTTGGAATTAATGCTTCGGGTGTGGCTGGAGAAATCACAAAAATCAGAGTGACAAATCCTGGTGTTGGTTATCAGTTTATACCAACAATTGATCTGTCAAGTCGTGGTGACGGCACTGCAACCGCTGAAGCACAGATTGAAAGATCCTACATTTCTTTCCCAGGTAAATGGGTTGGATCAGATGGCATCATTTCGTCGTTGGATAGAAAAATAGAGGGCTTAGATTATTACATAGACTTTACCTATGTAACTTCAGTTGCTACGGAGTTTTCTAAGTATGCAGAAATTTTGAAAGGTTTACTACATCCGGCAGGCTTCAAAAATTATGCCGAGTATCCACTTTCAAGACCAATCGATTTAACTTTGACAGTTGAATCTACTGTAGCACAAACGATTTCTGGATTAGTTTCTACAAACGCCAATTCTATTATCGTCACTGGAACATCAACTAAATTTAATGTTGCGAACAGCCTGGGTACCATTTCAATTGGTACACAAATCTCTATAAATAATCAGATACGCACAATCAATGCGATTATTAGCAACACTTCATTGACAGTCTCAAGTGCATTTACAAGCAATTCATCTGCACAGACATTGATTATTATCACATAAATATAACTTATGGCGCTAAATTATACATCAGAAAAACTTTCACTAGACAATGCTGAGAGATTTAAAGACTCTTTCAGTGATGCTGATCCGTCTATTCAATACATTTTTATTGGAAATCACACACCGTATTCCAATGAATCTTCTCCGTCAAGCATTGTAGAAACAATCGCAAGTGAAAAGTCTGTTTGGGATAACATGTTTGCGGCAAAAAAAGTTACCGCAACTGACGTAGAATTGGTCATACCTAGAGTAAATTGGACAGCAAACACAAAGTATCGTCAGTATGATGATACGATTGCTTTGTCAGACTTGATTAGTGGTAATACTACTCAAAATCTGAAGCCTTTTTATATTATTACGTCAGACAGAAATGTTTATAAGTGTCTTTCAAATAATTTTTCTTCAAACTCTACGGTTGAACCTACGGGTGATTATTCTACTTCTAATGGCGCTATTTCAACGGCTGATGGCTATATTTGGAAGTACATGTTCAATGTCAAATCGTCGAACAAGTTCTTAAATACTGATTGGATTCCAACACCAACAAGAAATACTCAAACAAGTGGATTGTCGGATTATGGTCTTGATGACACAGGTGTTGTAGAAGGTGAATTGACAACGGTTGTAATTACTAGCGGTGGTTCTGGTTACTATGACACAAGTATTGGTGTGACTCCTTTTATCACCGGCTGTTCTATTTTGACTGTAGCAAACACAACAAATATTGCCGCAAATATGGCAGTTTCGGGAACAGGTATACCTACTGGAACAATTATTTCTGTTCTCGATACACCAAACAACAAAATTACTTTGTCATCAGCAGCTACGTCAAATGGCGGTGGCAACGGATCAAATCTATCAATTGCTACCCGAATCTATTTTGATGGTGATGGTATAAATGCCGCAGGCTCGGCAACTCTGGCAAACGGTCAAATATCTAAAATTACGATTACAACAATTGGAACAGGGTACTCACGTGCAAATGTTTTGATATTCGGTTCAGGTACAGGTGCCAACGCTAGAGCAATTATTGCGCCAAAATATGGACATGCCAAAAATCCAGCAAAAGATTTGTTGGCTAAAAATGTCATACTGACAAGTGTAATTGGACAAGTTGATTCTACTGAAGATGGTTTGATTTCTATCGACACATCTTTTAGACAATTTGGATTACTCAGAAACCCGCATAAATATGGTCAATCGGCAGTAGCAAATAATTCAACTGCCAATGCGGTCATAAGCCAAGCAAGAACTTTGACGATGACCCCAGGTCCTTCATATACTCTTAATGAATATGTGTATCAAGTAACTGCTAACAATACAATTGCGTATGGTTTTGTTTATTCACAAACGGCTACTGCGATAAAAGTTACTCAAGTTAAAGGTAGTTTTGTTGTTGGTCTTTCAGTTATTGGCGCATCATCAGGAACATCACGTACACTAGTGGCATCAGCAAACCCTGAATTTGAGCCGTATTCTGGTGATATTTTGTATGTTGAAAACATCGAAAAAATAGAAAGAGAAGATGGTCAAGCTGAAAATATCAGATTTATTATACAATTCTAAAGGTTAGACATGGCATTAAATTTTAATACAAATCCATATTATGATGATTTTGATGAGGATAAAAATTTTCATAGAATCCTGTTTAGACCTGGTCGTGCTGTACAAGCACGTGAATTAACACAATCACAAACTATTCTTCAAAACCAAGTTGATCGTTTTGGTAAGCACGTTTTCAAAGAAGGTTCAAGAGTTACCGGTGGTGAGACATTTGATGAGACTGTAATTTCCGTTAAACTTCAACCAACTTTTGGGAATACCACAATTGATATTTCCAATTATGATGGTTATTTTGCTGTTGCTAATAGCAGTAATGCTGTCTACAAAATTAAAAAAGCTGAAGTTGCTGACACCGTAGATCCAAACACCTTGTTTTTGTTGTTTATTAAGGGTACGGGTAGACTATCTTCAAATGCGAATAGTGCTGTCTCCAACTCTGAAACACTCAGAGTATATTCAACTGGTGATCTTTCCGCAGCGAATCTTGTTGGCAACGTACTTACTTCTTCTACAGAAACTTCGTTTACAGGAAGACTATTTTCCATTAACGAAGGCATCTTCTTTACAAATGGTTGTTTTGTAAAAAATGATGCTCAAACAGTTGTAGTTTCAAAGTATTCAAACAATGCGAACGTAACTGTTGGCTTTGATGTTACAGAGTCTATTGTTACATCATCATCAGATTCTTCTTTACTTGATCCAGCTATTGGTGCTTCAAACTATATTGCACCAGGCGCAGACAGATATAAAATTGCACTCACATTAAGTGCAAAAGAAATTGTTGATGAGTCGATACCAGACTTGACAACATCAAACTATATTGAAATTTCTCGTTATAGAGAAGGTATTTTAGTCAAAGATACAAGAACTTCAATCTATTCTGTTTTAGATGAAACTCTTGCCAGAAGAACATATGATGAATCTGGCAATTATAGAGTAGACGGTCTTGATCCTAAGATTCCAAGAGAGAAGTTTTCATCATCAGCAAATACTACATTTGCTTTGGACATAAGCCCAGGTAAAGCATATGTCAAAGGTTATGAAATAGAAACAATTGGCACAACTTCATTGTCTGTAAATAAAGCACGTGACACTGAAAGTGTGTCGGGTTATGACGTTCCTGCTTATTATGGCAATTATTTTTATGTGACAACTGCTAATGGTGCGGTCATAAACTTTTCTACTGCCGAAAAATTAGAACTTCATACAAACGTGGGTGCGTTTAGCGCATCAACAAAAATTGCTGAAGCATATCCCAAAAATCTTGAGTATGTAAGTGGTAATGGTTCAACTTCAACTTACAAGTTACAACTTTTCAATATTGTAAAAACAAGTAATACACCAATTGATTTAACACGCTGTATCATTGCAGGTAATTCCACCTCAGTTAATGCTACGTGTAACATCTCAAATAGTTCGGTTATTACAAGAACGATTGCTGGTACAAACTATTCTTATTCAAACGTAATTAATCTAGCTAGTTCTACGGGTGTGACTGTTGGTATGGAAGTTTCGGGTACTAATGTTTCATTCCCGACTTATGTAACTGCTATTAATGGTAATGATATTACTGTAAGTGGAAATCCTGTAGGTAACAATACATTACAATCACTTACATTTAGATCAGCATTTTTGACAGATACCAACTATGATGCCTCTGTTTTTGAAGCATCTTACGATGTAATTAAAGAGTTTTCTCAAGTCAATTATAATGCTAAACGAGTATTCAAATCTGTATCATTTACTGCTGGTATAGCATCTGTTCAAACAAATGATGGCACCGAAAGATTCAAAGACGTAAGCGGTGCTAATCTTCAGAGAAACTATGCTATCTGTATTCGTACTGGTGGTACAGGTTCTTTCCCGAATTTCACTTGGGTTAATTTGAGTGCTGGTTCTTACATTAGTGTTCCATCACCTTCACCAGGTTCTCCAGCAACTCTGAATATCAATTTGGGTGATGGTACGTTTAATGGTACAGCAGATATTCTAACCACGCTTGATATTACGGCAGCAGCAAGAAGAACTAAAACATTATCACAAAACAACATTAAGTATTTTACCGTATTAGACACGGCAAATACATTCTCTCTGGGTTATGCTGATGTAATCAATGTATCAGCAATTTACATTGCCACCGGTTCTAATAACGCATCGAACGCAAACGTGAACGTAGTTGGGAGTTTTGATATTGATTATGGTCAAAGAGATAGCTTCTATGATCATGCTACAATTAAACTGAAGAATGGTGTTACTGTTAATACTGGTAACACAATGATTGTATTTGATCGTTATACTCATTCGGGTACAGGCTTCTTTGATACTTTGTCATATCCAACGTACAATACAATTCCAACGTACACAAAAACAGACGGCACAATAATTGATTTGAGAGACTCAATAGATTTTAGACCAATTAGAACGGCAAATGTGTCTTCTAATGTTTATTCAAATCTCTCAATGACATTTGCCTCACAACAAATCGTTGATTCACTTATCGGTTCAGTTGATACTGATGTTGAATATTATCTGGCCAGAAATGACAAAGTTGTTTTGAGAAAGAATGGTTCATTTGCTGTCATTGAGGGTGTAAGTGCCTTAAACAATCCACCAATTCCAAATGATGAAGTGGATGCGATGACATTATATACTTTGACAATCGATCCATACACATATGGAATCAGCAATGTTAAAATGAAGATTGAAAGTAACAAACGTTACACAATGAAAGACATTGGTGCGCTTGACAATCGATTAACAAGAGTAGAATATTATACGGCACTTAATTTACTTGAAAAAGATATTGCTTCATCAACTTACTATGATGATCAAAATAATCTGCTCTTTAACAACGGCTTCATTGTAGATTCGTTCAAAGGACACAGTATTGGTGATGTGTTTAATACTGATTATAAGTGTTCAATTGACTATGATAATGAGATATTAAGACCAAGATTTGAAAGTAACGGTACATCTTTGTTACTGTCTAGCAATACACTTGCTACAACTGGCAATCTTTTGACTCTTTCTTATACTTCGGTACCTTATATTACACAAAACATAGCGTCAGAAACAGTCAATGTTAATCCATTTAATGTCGTTGGATTTATTGGTTACGTAAGATTAGAAAAAGATGTCGCAAGTTGGGTAGATTTTTCTACAAGACCAGATGTTGTAATTAACAATGACAATGGTTTAGATAATTATGTCTACTCAAATAATTTTGCTGGCACAAAGTGGAATGATTGGGCAGTATTAGGTTACGCTGAAGAAACAAATGTAATCTACACGTATTACTCAACATCAGGCCAAAGTGTTCAGACCACAACTGATGGTAGAGTAAGACAGCAAGACAGTGCTATATTAGAAAACAAACTGTTAAATTATGTCGCAAATACAAGTATTAACTTCGAGTTATTTGGTATGCGACCAAACACTGAAATAACAGTGTACTTGGATTCTAATCAAATCAGTAGTTATCTGCGAGCATACAACGTTACCTCTGCAAGTTATACTACAGAATCTTTAGTTACTAACTCCAATGGTTACGCTAAAGGACGTTTAACTATTCCTAATGATGCGGCATTCAAATTTACAGTAGGTAAAAACCATCTGTATTTCTGTGATAATCGCATTGATATGAGAAGTGTTAGCACTATTGCTGAGACATATTTTTACTCAGCAAATCCACCAGTTGTAAAGCCAAATCAACCGGTAAGAAATGATCCAGCCATAAACAATGTTGGTGGCGGAAGTTCGGGATATACACCAACTTCATATGATGATAGTTGGAAAACAACTGAAAATGCTATCGCCATTCAATTGCAAAATAACGGAACTAGTGGTTTAAGAGGCACAGGGGGAAGTGGAGACTTTAAAGATGCTGTTAGAGATGCTACAAACGGCGCAGGTTGGTCAGCGCAACCATCTTATGCTGCTGCCGTTTCTGCTGTAACTGCTGCTTCAAGTCTAGTTGATAGTTTATATTCGGGAATTTCAAGTCGAACCGGTGGCGCAGACCGTGATGGATATAGTTATTGGGTTTCTGTTGCTTCATCTCCTGGCGTAGATTCCGCATGGGTCACTGCTGCATTTAATGCTGCCGCCGCTGCAAATGGAGAGTGTGTAGGAAAAGATCCAATTGCACAAACATTCTTTGTCAATCGATTCACAAATCCAAACGGCATTTTTGTATCGAACATTGATTTATACTTTGCCACAAAAGACAATGCGGGAATTCCAGTTTCGGTCGAACTAAGACCAACTGTAAATGGTTTCCCAGATTCAGAAAGAGTCATTCCTGGTTCCAGAGTAACATTGAATCCTTCAAGTGTTAATTTACCATCAAATCCAAATATTCCTGTTGCTACAACATTCACATTTGATGCGCCAATATATCTTGAGCCGGGTGAATACTCTTTCGTTGTTCTAAGCAATTCAGATCAATATACGGTTTACATTGGTACAATTGGTCAGCAAAGACTTGATGGTGTAGGTCCTATTGTTTCGCAACCATATATTGGTTCATTCTTCAAGTCACAAAACGCATCTACATGGACACCAGAACAGAACAGTGATATCTGTTTCATTCTCAGACAATGTAGATTTACGGCAAATACAAATCAAACTGCTGTTCTGACACCCGTTGCTTTGGGCTATACTCAACTGTATGATGTCGCAAGAGTAAGTGTACCATATCAGTCATTGTCACCATCAGCTAATATCTCATTTGAGTTGTCAACTAAAAATAATGGGGCATCGGTGTTGAGTGACTATGTTGGAATTATTCCAAACTCAAACATTTTGCTTGATCAAAGAAAAACAGCAAATGCCGCAACTGATGCGAATGTCAAAGTAACGATGACAACAACAGACCCGGATGTTTCACCGTATCTAGATATTTCTCGTTCGAGTTACATTGTCATTAAAAACTTGCTAGATAGTTCAGCAGCCGCAAATGTAGTTTCGTATCCAGAAACTTTATCATCCGGTGGTGGAGCTTTGTCTAAGTATATTATGCGTAAAGTTACTCTAAATGATGGCTTTGACTCTTCCGCAATTAGAGTTTATCTACAACAAAACTTGCCGCAAGGTTCTTCAATTCAAGTTTATTATCGTGTGCTTTCGGCAACCGATTCGGATAAAATTGAAAATAAGCCTTGGACATTGATGACACAAACTGGTGTATCTTCAGTTAATCAAAATAATTCTGAATACTATGATTATGAATATAAAGTGAATGGTGTAAGCTACACTTCTGGTGGAGTAACATACACAAACTTCAGAACATTTGCGATTAAGATTGTATTCTATTCTACAAACCCAGCCAATGCACCAACGGCTAAGAATCTGAGAGCGATTGCACTGTCATGATGTATAAAGTAAAAGATCATAATAATCTTTTGAGAGACCCTTCAAATCAGGCGATCATAAATGTCGATAGAGAGAAATTGTCGGAACATCGAAATAAAAAACAAATGAAAGATAATATCGAATATTTAAATGAAGAGATTGCTTCTTTAAAGAGCGACTTTCAAGAGATTAAATTTTTGTTGCAACAGATTGCAAGTAGAGGATAGAAATGCCAGCAAATATTAATCAAATAACAACTGCAAATACCTTTCAGCAATGGCTTGTTGCAACTCAAGATTTGATTGGAATTGCTAACAATCTTACCAACGGTGTAGGCGGCACATTCTATGCAAACACAGATTTAGTTGTTGGAGGCAATCTTACTGTAACAGGTAACATTAGACTTGATGATGCCGGATTCAATGACATTAATGTAGCCGGAAATGTCTATGCCAGTGGTTATGCTTTCTCTGCTGATGCCAATGTAAAATCTGGAGTTACCACATTTAAAGTGACAAACTCAGGCTCTTCAGCATATCTTTTCGACCAGTATACGGGAAACAATCCGAACATTTATTTACATCCTGGTCAAACGGTGTCTTTCAATATTGATGCTGTTGGTCACCCATTTTTAATCAGACAGTCTTCTGGGGGTACATTATATAATGTTGGACTTACTCATGTTTCAACAACTGGAGTCGTTTCAATAGGTTCAGATGCACAAGCAAAAACAACGGGAACTTTAATTTGGAAAGTGCCGTTTGATTTACTAAACAATACCTATGTTTATCAGTGTCAGAATCATTCTGGAATGGTGGGGAATCTAATCATTCAAAATACGGTTACAGCCGCTCTTGCAGCAGCCAATTCAGCAACGGCTGATTCGTTGGCTTTTGCAATAGCCTTAGGATAGAATAAATACAGTATCAAAGGAATACTCAAAAATGGCGAATACTTTTAAAAATCAAACACTCAAGGCGGCTGGAACTACGGCTCAAAATGCTTATGCGGCTGGAGCAGGCGTACAAGCAACCGTGATCGGCATGACAATTGCTAATATTACAGCATCTCCAATTTCAGCAAATGTTATATTGAGTGGTGGTAATATTACTAACAACGTTTATCTTGTCAAAGATGCGACAATCGCACCCGGTGGTGCTTTAGTTCCAATTGGTGGTGATCAAAAGTTGGTCATGGAAGCAGGTGATTATCTACAAGTCAACACATCAATTGCTTCATCTGGCGATGTCATCGTTTCAGTTCTGGAGATTACTTAATGGCATACATCGGTAACGGTCCCGAAGTAAACTTCTTTACAAATAAACTAGAAAAGTTTAGTGGTACTGGTGCCTGCACTCAGTTTACTTTGACACGAACTATTGATGATGCTAATGCTATCACAGTTGTTGTGAATAGTGTTTTGCAGACACCCATTGCTTCTTATAGCGTTTCATCTGGTGTTGTGACATTTACTGAAGCACCTTCTTTGGGTACAGAAAACATTCTGGTGAACTATGATTCGCCAGTTATGGTTACTTTCAATCAAGTTTCGTCGAGTCAGATTTTAGCAAACTCTGTTGGTACAACACAACTTGCTCCTAATTCTGTCACAACCGACAAGATTGCTCCAGGCACAATCATAGAAACAGACGTAGCAGATGGTAGCATTACAACGTCTAAAATAGCGGTAGAAGCAATTACGGGTAACTTGGTTGCAAATAATGCTATCTCAGGAAACAATATCGTATCACCTCCAGACATTTTTGATGACGCATTTTTGTTTGGTGGAATGTAAAAAGGAAAAATAAATGGCAAGAGCATATAAAATATTAGGTCAAAGAAATCCTTCAGCCAATGTGTTATCTACATTGTACACAGTGCCGGCAGGGAACTCTGCGATTATATCCTCCATCGTTGTGGCAAATCTTGATGAGGGTGCGAACGTTGGAAATTCGTTTAGAATAGCGGTGAACACAGCAAGTGCTGCCGTGTCTAATGCTAGTTATTTGGCATATAGTGTCAATGTTCCTGCTAGAGACACCATAACGCTTTCGTTGGGTATTACACTGAACGCTGGCTCAATTGTATCGGTGAATGCGAATAGTTCATTGTTGGCATTCTCAGCATTTGGCACAGAAGTCTTCTAAGAATGACGTTAAGAAGAGTTGGTCTATCCAATAGTCTGTCAAGTCAGGCTAAAATTTCTAATAAAAGATTTACTTTAAGTAGAGTAAGTCTTAGACGTTTTCCATTTCCAACTGCTGCCGCAGCGGCTGCCATTCCAGTTTATATTGAAGAAGTGTTCTCGACTTTTTTATATAAAGGTGATAATGTTGCAGGTCGATTGATTCAAAATAATATTGATTTGGCTGGTAAAGGTGGGCTGGTGTGGACAAAAAGCCGATCTTTTACTTGGGGTTCGGTTGTTATTGATACAACAAGAGAAACGGACATTTATGGATATAAACGATTATTTACTAACAGCGTCATAGCTGCCGCTACCTCTAATTTTGGCTTGACGGCATTTAATAGTAATGGCTACACACTTGGTGGTTTTGATTCTGGCACTGGATACAATTCTCCCGACTTTAATAATTTACCTGGTCAATTTGGAGATTCGGATCCTTCTTATGTTTCATGGACATTTCGAAAACAATCTAAGTTCTTTGATATAGTAACATACACAGGTAACGGATCAACTCAAACAATTAATCATAATCTTGGTTCTACTCCAGGATGCATTATGATTAAAACCCTAAGTAACGACTCAACTTATGGTTGGTGTGTATTTCATAGAAGTACCGGTTCAAATAATTTAGTTTTGAATTCAACTGAAGCCGCCGGTTTAACTTTTACGGGTGATATATCAAATGTAACATCATCTTCGTTTAATGTTTCATCTCAAATTGATGTAAATTTTGATGGTAGAACATATGTCGCTTACATATTTGCTCATGATGCGGGGGGATTTGGCTTAACTGGCTCGGATAATGTGATTACCTGTGGGTCATTTACGACTAATGGGAGTGGTAATATACCATCCACAAATCTAGGTTATGAGCCTCAGTGGATATTACTTAAATCGTCAACCAATACTCAGTCTTGGGTCATATATGACACAATGAGAAAATGGTCAATCACTAACTCAGCATATTTATTGCCAAATAGCACATCCGCTGAGGTAGAACAAGGCGCTCAACTTCCTATAACTTCAACCGGTTTTGGTCCTAGTGCGGGTGGGTGGCTTACAAATACCACATACATTTACATCGCCATACGCCGTGGTCCAATGAAAACACCGACGAGTGGTACGAGTGTATTCAAACCTGTTAGAAGAACTGGTAATGGTAGTACCACAATAATATCCGCTGGTTTTCCTATTGATATGTCCTTCACGGATACTAGTGCTGGTACCTATCTCACAATAGATAGATTAAGAGGTTTAAATTATTTCCGCACAATCTCAACGGACGCAGAGGCGGCCGGTGGTGCAGCGTATGACACTCAAGATGGTTATAGAGTGGGTGTAGGGGGAACATTTCCTTTCAACACAAATGGCACCTCGTATAGTGATCACTTCTTCCGACGAGCGCCAGGTTTCTTTGATATAGTGTGTTATAATGGTCTTGGAAGTGGCTCAGATACCGCTAATATACCTCATAACTTAGGTGTAGTGCCAGAAATGGTCATCTATAAATCCAGAAACAATGTATCTCAATGGGTTGTTAGAGGAACTTTTGGTTTCCTTATTTTAAATAGTGATCAGAGCGCATTAAGTTCAACTCCCCTACCAGCAACAACAACAACTTTTGAAGCATCAGCAAGTGTCAATGCACAACTTAGCCAATATCAGTCTGGTTATACCTATGTTGCTTATCTATTTGCTTCTTGCCCCGGTGTGTCTAAAGTCGGAAGCTACACAGGAAATGGATCAAGCCAAACAATCGATTGTGGATTCACCACCGGTGCCAGATATGTCTTGATTAAGCGAACAGATTCAACTGGTAGTTGGACTGTTTTTGATTCGGCTTTAGGTATTGTTGGTGATAATGAAGTTTTTGGTAGATTTAATTCTCCTGGTGGAGTAGATAGTTCTGCCACAGGAGATCATATAGATCCAACTTCTACAGGATTTATTGTCAATCAAGTTGCTTCATCAAGCATCAATGTAAATAATGCTACTTACATATTTTTAGCAATCGCATAAAGAAAGTCAATCATGGGATATAGATTACAATCAACAGGTGAATATTTCGCAACAGATCACGCTATGCGTGGCACGATACCGTCAACACCAGCACCAGTGACCATTGAGTGGATGGAAGCAAACGGTATTGATCCGGTGTTCGAGGGACCACAAGCAACAGGTGGCACCGTATATCAATACAGTCAGTTTGATGGCATTGAACAAATCGACGGAAAATGGTACACTAAGTATGTGTTGGGACCAATCTTCATCGACAATGAAATACAAACTGCTGCTGAACAAGAAGCGGCATACAAAGCAATAAGAGATGCCGCACAAGGTGATAACATTCGTAGCACACGCAATCAAATGTTATCAGAATCCGATTGGACACAACTGGAAGATTCACCAGTAGACAAAGCAGCATGGGCAACGTATCGTCAAGCACTGCGTGATGTGCCAACGCAAGAAGGTTTTCCTTGGAATGTACAGTGGCCTGAGAAACCATAATATATAAAATTATAAATGAAAGGTGATTGAATGAACAATGAAGAGATTTATTATTCGCAGTTTTTGATTAATCATGGTCAAGGTAGACTAGATTGTAATTATAAAACAGCAGCACGTGCGTTAAGACCAACAGCACAGTATGGTTTGTCGGAACAAGATGGTGAGTTTGTTTTCACTGAGTATCTAGATGAAAGTGGTTTACCGCCACCGACAAAAGAAGAAATATTGAGTGAACTAGAGTTTCAGCAAAGATTTTGTACATATTGGCAGCACTTTTATGACCGGTATCAGGCATATCCTGATATCACTGTGTTGTTTAATTTACTGTGGGATGCGATAGATAAAGATTATATTAAAGCAAAAAAATCGGATTTTTACAAGGTGATTAAACAGGTAAACGAACAATATCCTTCTCCAGAGGGTGAGCCGCCTTCTAGAACGAATAAATAAAGCATTAAACATTTTATTAGGGTGATTGAATGAATAACGAAGACATTTCTTATGCTCAGTATTTGGTAGGCAGCAATAACAAACTTGTGTGTGGTATTGACACGGCAATTAAAGCACTTAGACCACATGCTCGTTATGATATGTCTGCGTCCGGTGGACACTTTGAGTTCACACGTTGGGAAGATGAGACAGGCAGCAAGCCACCAACAAGAGATGAAATTTTTAAAGAACTAGAATATCAGAATAAGTTTATTGAATACTGGCAGCACTTTATTGATCGTGCTGCAAACTATCCTGATATAGTAACAATAGTAAATAATTTATGGGAAGCAATTGATTCTGGTGCTATTCCGGGAAAAGGAACAAAATTCTATGACTCTATTAAAGAAATCAATGATAAGTTTCCTAAACCAGAAGGTGAACCACCAGTAAGACCGACATACGAATAATAGGAAATTAAATGTCATATATTGGCAATCAAGTAACTTCGGTACCGCATGTAATAGACGCATTCAGTGGCGATAACAGCACGACTTCATTCGGACCTTTAGTTCGGGCACCAGCCGGGGTTGCGGCAATTGCCGTTTTTATTTCGGGTTCTTATAACACACCAGGTATTGATTATTCATTGAATGGTGATTACATCAATTTCACTGCTGCGCCAGCATCAGGCACAAATAATATTATCATTCATCATCTAGGAAATGGTTCAACAACACAGGTTCCTTCTGATGGTTCGGTTACTGGTGTCAAACTAGCAGTTAATTCTGTTGGAGCAAATAATTTTTCAGCATCAGCAAATTCAAAAATTTCAGGTTCGGGTATCGTAGGCTCGATCATTTTCGGAGGTTAATAAATGGCTGCGCCAAACATTGTTAGCGTATCAACTATTTTAGGTAAGAGTAATGTCGCCAACATTACAACAACATCATCGTCAGTCATTGTCAATGCTGTCAATTCAGGTAAAGTGTTTAAAATTAACACTCTGATTGTATCCAATGTTGACGGAACAAACGCTGGCAATGTCTCAGTCGAGTTGTTTAAATTTGGCGCACAAAACTCAAGTACAGGTGTAGGTAACACAACATATGCAATTGCAAACGTTGTTACTGTACCTGCTAAATCATCACTTGATATTTTGTCAAAATCACTTTACTTAGAAGAAGGTGATCAAATCAAAGTCAAAGGTGATTCAAACAATCGTCTACATTTCATCTCATCATTTGAAGAGATTAGCTAATGCCTTTAGGTTTAAATGGCGGCATCATTGGCCTAGTAAATCCAGTTACAACTAGTAGTGCCACTGGTCTTTGGACACTTGATCAAGTAAGCATCAATAGACTTGCTGGCTTATGGCCAGTTGATTTCACACCCGCTCCAAATGTAGCCGTTCAAATTTTTACAGAAAGCACATCATGGACTGCACCTCAAGGTGTGTCTGAGGTTGAATATCTTGTTGTTGCTGGCGGTGGCGGCGGTGGAGGAAGCACTGGCGGCGGTGGTGGTGCTGGCGGACTTAGAACTGGTACAGGTTTATCCATAACACCGGGAACCACCTATACTGTCACTATTGGAGCAGCAGGAGCAGCATCGGGAACAGGACCGGCTAATCAAACATCTAAAGGTGGAAACGGTAGTAATTCTATATTCAGCACTATTACGGCTACCGGTGGAGGTGGAGGTGGCTCCCGGAATACGAATTTTGTAGGGAATGACGGTGGATCTGGTGGTGGTGCTGGGGGAGGCGCCCCTACCGGTACTGGTGGTGGATTAGGCAATACACCATCTACATCACCAAGTCAAGGAAATAATGGTGGTGCCGCTAGGTGTGGAAACAGAGCAGGCGGAGGTGGAGGTGCTGGTGCAGTTGGTCAGAGTGGTCAGCCCGGAGGTCCTGATAGATCGGGGAACGGTGGCATAGGAATATTTTCGACAATATCTGGGGCTAATATAGCATATGCCGGTGGCGGTGGTGGTGGCGGCTCTAGACTTGAATGTGTAGCAGCAGGATTGGGTGGCGCTGGTGGGGGAGGAAATGGTGGGTATACTACAGAAGGGTTTTCTGGAAATACCAGCACCGGTGGCGGAGGTGGCGGTGGCACTTTACAACCTGGACCCATCAACTCAGCCGGTGCCGCAGGTGGTTCTGGTGTCATTGTTCTCAAATGGACATTTAGTAATCCAGCTAATCAAATATTTACTTTCGCCAACACAGGGCAATTCAGAGTACCCGATGGTATCACATCAATCGACTATCTATTAGTTGCTGGCGGCGCAGGTGGTGGTGGTTCTATAGGTGGTGGTGGAGGTGCTGGTGGATTCAGAACTGGAACTGGTTTTCCTGTTGCTCCCAATCAACTTTATACTGTCACAGTTGGTGCCGGTGGTGCCGGTGGTGCTGCACAGCTTGCGTTTCGAGGAAGTAATGGCGTAAGTTCATCAATTTCTGCTGGTAATACCGCTAATAATCCTATTCTTTCTGCTACTGGTGGAGGTGGTGGTAGTTCATATTCATGCTGTTCTGCTAGGGCTCAGAGTGGTGGTTCTGGTGGTGGAGCGGGCGCTCTTGTTCCAACACCAGGTTTAGGTAATCTAGGTGGTTATACTCCGTCTGAAGGAAATAATGGAGGAACTTCTACGAATAGTGGATATAACACTGGTGGAGGCGGTGGTGCAGGTGGCGCAGGAGTAAATGGGATTTCATCCGGAGTAAATATTTCAGGTAATGGGGGTATTGGTTTATTTAATTCTATAACTTCTTCAAACACTGCTTTTGCTGGTGGTGGAGGTGGTGGTAGTAGAAGTGATGCCTCTGGAAGTATTGTGGGTAAAGGTGGTGGTGGATATGAGTTATATTCCGCAGGATCACCTTGGCTAGGAACTCCTTATGGTGGAGGTGCCGGTGGTAGAACAACAAACGGCAGTAGCGCAAATAATAATACCGGTGGTGGCGGAGGTGGTGGTGGGTGGACACCATGTGCGTATTATGCTGGTGGCGCCGGCGGTTCAGGTTTTGTCGCCATCAAAATCTCTGCTGTACAAAACAAAATCGCAGTCTTTTCATCCACAGCAACATGGAACGTGCCAACAGGTGTGACTAGTCTCGATTATCTGGTCGTGGCTGGTGGCGGGGGTGGTGGTAAAGGCGGCAACGGTGGCGGTGGCGGTGGTGCAGGTGGATTTAGAACAGGCACAGGTTACGGCGTAACTCCTGCACAAACAGTCACTATTATTGTTGGTGCTGGTGGAGCTGGTGCTAGTACACCTACCACAGATGCAAATGGTTCTTCCGGTTCAAATTCATCTTTTGGTACAATATCAAGCACTGGTGGAGGATTTGGCGCTGGTGGTGGTCCCGCTACCAGTCCTACGGTTCAAGGAGGGCGTGGTGGTTCAGGTGGTGGCGGTTCAAGAGGTTTCGGTGCACCTGGAGGAACAGGAAATTCTGGTGGTTATACACCATCTGAAGGAAATGCCGGAGGAAGTTCCGCTCCCGGAAACACCGATGGTGGTGGTGGCGGTGGTGGTGCAGGCGGAGTAGGGAATAATGCAACACCGTCTAATCAAGGTGGTGATGGTGGTGCTGGATCAAACTCAAGCATAACAGGTACAAATACAACATACGCTGGAGGTGGTGGCGGCGCCGGCGGTTCTGGAAGTGTTTATGGATTTTCTGGTGCTTTAGGTGGAATAGGCGGTGGAGGCCGTGCTGGTTATAGTGCTAATGGAGCATCTGGGACCGCAGGCACTGGGGGTGGGGGTGGAGGAGCTAATCCTGGACCTGTATCCGGATTATATGTTGGCGGCTCCGGCGGCTCAGGCGTCGTTATTCTCAAATGGACATAACAAATGGCAAGCAGAAGATTTAACGGTGGTATAATTGGTGTAAGGAATCTTGCTAGTTCAGACAGCACTGTGGGTCTTTGGACTCCTGGTGAAGTTCAACTAGCAAAATTAGCTAATATATGGCCGGTTGACAGGGGTCCGTTAGGTGCTAATGGTATTCAAGTTTTTACTGAAAGCACGACATGGTCGGCATCAGAGGGTGTGACAAGTGTAGAATATCTTGTTGTTGCTGGCGGTGGTGGTGGTGGAGGAAGCACTGCTGGTGGTGGAGGTGCCGGTGGATTTAGAACAGGTACAAGTTTAGCCGTAACTTCAGGACAAGTTTATACAATTGTTGTTGGAGCAGGCGGTAGTGGAAATGCACCAATGGTGGTCGGATCAAATGGTTCAAACTCTGGTATTTATGGCACATCTCCCTTTCCAGCTATTTGGTCAATTGGTGGAGGTGGTGGCGCCACTGGTGCACCAAATAGTGGTACATTGGCAAGAAGTGGAGGTTCTGGTGGAGGGGGTACTTGTTATGCTGGCCAACCGTCAGAACTGCGAAATGGTGCGCTTGGAACACCGGGTCAAGGAAACAATGGTGGAAATGGTGCCAGTGATGCCGGTGGCGGTGGTGGTGGAGCAGGAGGAGCGGGTGGAAATGCTTATTTAATACCCGCCGTTGGTGGTGCAGGCGGAAATGGTGGTGTAGGACTTTTTTCATCAATCTCCGGTTCAAATACTGGATATGCCGGTGGTGGTGGCGGCGGTAGTCAAGTTTCAGTCGGCACTGCCTCTCAAGGAGGTGGCGCTGGTGGCTCAGCAGCAGGAACCGCAGCACTTACTAACTCTGGTGGTGGTGGAGGTGGTGGATGGCCTTATACTGGAGGAGGTGGTGGTGCTGGAGGTTCGGGTGCTGTTATTCTCAAATGGACATTTGGAAATCCAGCAAATCAAATCTTTACTTTTGCCAACACAGGACAATTTAGAGTACCTGATGGTGTAACAACAGTCGATTACTTAGTTGTTGGTGGCGGTGGAGGTGGTGGCTGGGGTTTGGCGTGCTCATTCAATGGTGGGGGTGGTGGCGCCGGTGGCTTTAGAATTGGGACTGGCTTTGCCGTTGGACCTAATCAATTATATACTGTTGCTGTAGGCGCTGGAGGTGCAGCCAATTCTTCTGGTGGAAATTCAATTTTTAGCACTATAACATCAAATGGTGGCGGTCGTGGTGGAGGTGGGCCTAATTCCTATGGAGGTAATGGTGGTTCTGGTGGTGGGGGAGCTTCACATACTCCATTAAATGGTGGTTCAGGGAACACACCTGCAACATCACCAAGTCAAGGTAATAACGGTGGTGTAGGAACTCCAAGTGCGCCCGGATATGGTGCTGGTGGTGGCGGTGGTGCTGGTGCTAATGGGGCAAATGGAACAAGTGGCGGTGGTGGCAATGGTGGTAATGGAAGCGCATCTTCTATTACTGGTTCAAGTGTCACTTATGCTGGTGGTGGCGGCGGTGGAGCATCTGCTGTAACTGCTGGTACGGGAGGTTCTGGTGGAGGGGGTAATGGGGGAAGAGCGGCCTCCGGTTCCACTGGAACTAATAATCTAGGTGGCGGCGGTGGCGGTGGTTCAGGTATTGGAGCATCTTACGCCGGCGGCATCGGCGGTTCTGGCTTTGTCGTCATCAAAATCTCTGCTGTACAAAATACGATTGCTATTTTCTCTAACACAGCAACATGGAATGTGCCCACTGGTGTAACAAGCGTTGATTACTTAGTTGTTGCTGGTGGTGGTGGCGGCGGTCACTTTGGCGGTGGTTCGTCTAATGGCGGTGGTGGTGGCGCCGGTGGTTATCGTACCGGTTCTGGATACGGAGTATCAGCAGCACAAACATTTACTGTTGTTGTAGGTGCTGGTGGAAGTGTAAATGCAAATGGAACTAATTCGGGATTTTATACCACAGGAACTTCATTATGGTCATTGGGTGGTGGTGCTGGTCAATGGAGATGTAATAACGGTGATTCTGGTGGTTCAGGTGGCGGTGCTGGTGGTGGCACCTCACCCCCTTCATTTCGTCCTGGGGGAGCGGGTACACCCGGACAAGGTAATAGTGGCGGCACTAGTATAAGTTTAGCACCAGCAAATGGTCGTGGTGGTGGTGGAGGTGGTGCGGGTCAAGTCGGAGGTAACGCATTTGATATGTGTAACCCATCATCCACAGGCAGAGGTGGCAACGGTGGTGCTGGTTTATATTCATCAATAACGGGTTCAAACACTGCCTATGCCGGTGGCGGTGGTGGTGGCGGTGATGGCAGAACTTGTCAGGGTTTTGGATCTGGTGGAGTTGGTGGCGGCGGAAGAGGTTCTGGAAAAGCCTTTTGTCCAGGTCCAAGTAGCTTTGTACTTTTTCCTGCCGTAGCGGGAACGCAGGGTACTGGTGGTGGTGGCGGTGGTAGATCACATTGTAGTTTTGCCGGTGCAGAAGGTGGTTCAGGTATTGTTGTTATTAAATGGACATAAATAGATTTATAAATACAAAGTAATTTTTAACAAAGGGAGTTTTTTAGATGGCACATTTTGCACAACTTGATGAAAACAATGTTGTAACTCAAGTCATTGTTGTGTCCAACAATGAACTACTTGACGCTAATGGCGTTGAGCGTGAAGAACTGGGTATTGGTTTTTGCCAAAGATTGTTTGGTGGCAATTGGAAGCAAACATCATACAATCACAACTTCCGTAAACGCTACGCTGGTATTGGATACACATATAACGCAGAACTTGATGCGTTCGTTCCACCTAAGCCACATGCTTCATGGGTATTAAACAATACCGAAGCATCTTGGGAAGCACCTGTTGCTATGCCAGCAGACGCAGGACAAGGTGATCCACCTAAGGTATATACATGGGATGAAGAAACAGTTTCGTGGAAAGAAGTTGAAACGCAAACTGTTTAATATTGTTATTCATACGTAAAACAAAACCCCGCTTGTCGGGGTTTTTTATTAGCGGTACAAGATTGACTAAATACACGATTAGAAGGAGACAATCTTGGCGGCATATTCGGAAATTACGATTGAGCAAGGCGCAAACCTTACATCAACTGTTACAGTAAATGATACACAAGGTGATGCTGTAAATCTCACAACATATTCTGCTTCGGCGCAATTACGCAAATCATATTATTCTTCATCAGCAAATACACTTACAGCAATAATTACTGGTAATGCTAACGGTCAAATTACACTTTCAATGACTGCCGCAAATACATCAAATCTAACACCAGGTCGTTATGTGTATGATTTGATTATTACAAACTCAACTGATAACTCTGTGACACGTGTAGTAGAAGGCACTGCTGTTGTTCTTCCATCAGTTACGAGGTAAGTCATGCCAGATTTAGGTAAAGTTACGGTTTTTCAACCAAACAGAACAACACTTGTATCACCAAACTATAAGCCAAAACCAAACGTATCATTAGCAGAAATTAATGATGTGTCCACAGAAGGTGTACAAGATGGATACTCTTTAGTGTTTGACTCAGCAAATAATCGTTTTGAAACTAAAATTGCTACTACCGTTTTGGGTGCTATTGACGGTGGATTATTCTAAGAATTACAAATGTCAAATACATCAATTCAAATAAAGCGTTCGCTAACGACAAACACGCCAGCGTCACTGAACATTGGTGAACCGGCGTATTCGTATAGCAGTAATACATTATTCATTGGCTCACCAAGTGAAGACGGTGCTATTGCCATTGGTGGTCACGATTCTTATCTTCGTGGCATTACATCATATGATCAGTCTAACTTAGCGTTTCGTACCGCAAATGCCGCTTCTATTCGTGCCAATAATTCGTTAAATGCTAACGTTGGTGGTACAATTACTGGCGATGTTCTGATTCAAGGTAATCTGAATATTATTGGTGGTTCAATTGGTGCTAATGTTCCTGTCGTATTGATTGGTGATAATATCATCACATTGAATACAGCAATCAGTCAGTCGGGTCAACCGACAATGAACGCTGGTATTGAAATTGATCGTGGAGCACAACCAAACGTTTATTTGCTCTGGAACGAAACACTTGATAGATGGCAGTTTACAAATGACGGCACAAGCTACGATGACTTAGGTGGTTCAGCAACAGCATCATACGCAAACTCTGCTTTCATAAAAGCGAATGCTTCATTCGACCATGCTAACGCATCTTATCTTTCACAGAATGCGACTGGTCAGTATGCGAACTCAGCATTTATTCAAGCAAACGCAGCATTCATCCATTCGAATTCAGCATACATTTTTGCGAATGCTAATTTTTATCATGCGAACTCTGGATTTGATCATGCGAATTCGGCATTTTTCAAAGCCAATGCTTCGTTCATCAGTCAAAACTCTACTGGTGAATATGCAAATGCAGCGTTCACTTTGGCAAATGGCGCATTCATTCATGCTAACTCAGGTTTCATACAAGCGAATGCTGCTTATCAGTCACAGAATGCTACAGGCAATGTAGCTAATGCTGCTTTTGCAAATGCTAATGGTGCTTTTGCCGCTGCGAATGCTGCTTTCGCAAACGCTAATGGTGCTTTTGCTTCGGCCAATGCGGCATACATTCAGGCAAACTCAGGATTCATAAAAACAAATGCTGCGTTTGATCATGCCAATGCTGCCTTTGCTTCAGCAAATAACGTAGCACCACAAGTACAACCAGCATTTAACACTGCGAATGCGGCGTTTATACATGCGAACTCTGGATTCATTCAAGCAAACTCAAGTTTCAATCACGCTAACTCTGCGTTCGCAAATGCCAACGGTGCGTTCGCAAGAGCCAACGCTGCCTTTGCGAATGCTAATGGTGCTTTTGCTTCATCCAATGCGGCGTTCAATACTGCTAATGCTGCGTTCATTCGTGCGAATAATTCATTAAACGCAAACGTTGGTGGTCAAGTTACAGGTGATGTTACAATTGTCGGTAACGTTACATCCAACACACTGACAACAACAGGTTCAAATGGCAGCATCACAGGCGCCAATGCTATTTTTGCGAATTATGTTTTTGCTGCGAATAGTAACGTAGACTTATACATTTACTCTTCTAACGCATATGCGAATGCTAACGCTGGTCTTGCGATGGCTAATGCTTCTTTCGCAAATGCTAACGGTGCTTTTGCTAAATCAAATGCGGCATATGATCACGCAAACTCAGCACTAATTCATGCCAACTCTGGTTTTGGTCACGCTAATGCTGCTTTTGCAAATGCCAACGGTGCTTTTGCTGCTGCTAATGCTGCTTATATTCAAGCAAACTCAGCATTCATACAGACCAACTCAGCATTTGATCATGCCAATGCTGCTTATCTGTCGCAAAATGCTACAGGTCAATATGCCAATGCCGCTTTTGTACATGCGAATAGTTCATTCATTCATGTGAACAGTAGTTTCATTGAAGCAAATGCGGCATTTGCTCATGCTAATGCTGGTTACAGTCAAGCCAATACTGGAACAACATTAGCACAAGCAGCATTCGATAATTCAAATACTAAGTTTAGTTCGGCTGGTGGTACAATTTCAGGTAATGTAACAATTCAAAATGATCTGAGTGTTTTAGGTAATGTTAATTTTGTAGGTAACGTTACTTCGATAACCGTTACTGGTAATAGTGGTCAATTTTTCGGCTACGCATCAAATGGACACAATGCTTTATACGCAGGTATTCCAACTGGATACGACTATCAACCATTCACAGTATTTCAAGCCTCTGCGAATTATGATGGTTACTCACAGATAAACATTCAAAACATTAGTAATGGTCCTGATGCGTCTGGTGATTATGTTGCTACTGCTGATAACGGTACTGAAGATGATACTTACATCGACATGGGTATTGGTAGCAGTCAGCATTCTGATCCTGAATTCACATTAGTTGGAATTAATGATGGTTATCTGTACACACATGGCAACACATCAACTGGTGGTGGTGATCTTGTAGTTGGCACATTCTTACCTCAAAATGACGTAATATTTGCTGCTGGTGGCATGAACGAAGAAAATGAACAGATGCGTATCATCGGTTCAAGTAACACCATTAACATTCGTGCCAATGTAGATATAAGTCTTTCAAAGAGTGTTCTTCTAGGACCAATTTCGAATATTCACATTACTGGTGGTTCCGACGATGATTATATTAGAACCGATGGTGCTGGTAATTTAACATTCACAAATCTAACTTCTGCAAATGTAATTAAAGTTTTATACAACACAACAAACGCATCATTCATTGCTGCTAATTCTGGCTTTATTCAAGCTAATGCTTCATTTGATCATGCCAATGCCGCCTTTGCTGCCGCTAATAATGTAACACCACAGGTTCAACCTGCGTTTAATACTGCTAATGCTGCGTTCATTCATGCTAACGCATCGTTCGATAAAGCAAATAATGCTGATGCGAATGCCTTGTCTTCTGGTGTATACGCTAACAGTGCTTTTGTACACGCTAATGCCGCCTTTGCTGCTGCGAATAATGTAACACCGCAAGTACAACCAGCATTTAATACGGCAAACTCAGCATTTGTACAAGCCAACGCATCGTTTGATCATGCCAATGCTGCGTTTGCTGCTGCCAATAATGTAGCACCACAAGTACAGCCTTCATTTGATACTGCTAATGCTGCGTTTATTCAAGCTAATTTGTCATTCAATCATGCTAATGCTGGGTTTGATAAAGCAAATACTGCCGATATAAATGCGCTGTCTGCCGGTTCATATGCTAACAGTGGATTTATTCATGCTAACTCTGCGTTTGATAAAGCAAATAATGCTGATGCGAATGCTCTGTCTGCTGGTTCTTATGCCAATGCTGCGTTTGCTGCTGCCAATAATGTAGCACCTCAAGTACAGCCTTCATTTGATACTGCCAATGCTGCGTTTATTCAAGCCAACGGTGCGTTTATTCATGCGAACTCAGCGTATGCTGATTTGAATACAATATCGATTTACGCTAACACACCAAGTTATACAGCAAACTCTGCTGCGATTTATGCTAATGGCGCATTTGCTCAGGCAAACGTAGCAAATGCTGATGCCTTCTCAGCAGGCAACTATGCGAATGCTGCGTTTATTATTGCTAACTCTGGATTCATACAAGCAAACTCAGCATTCTTCCACGGCAACTCCGCATTTGGTCATGCTAACGGTGCTTTTGATGCGGCAAACTCTGGCGGCATATATGCTAACGGTTCATTTGCGACTGCTAACTCAGGTAGTCAGTATGCGAACTCAGCATTTGTTCATGCGAACAGTGGATTCATACAAGCAAACGCATCGTTCATAGTTGCAAATGCTACGACACTTCAAGCTAATGCTGTATTCATTGTAGCAAATGCCTCTTCGTTGCAAGCCAATGCGGCATTTGACCATGCCAATGCTGCTTTTGCTTCAGCAAACAATGTGGCACCACAAGTACAACCAGCATTCAACACGGCTAATGCTGCGTTTATTCAAGCTAATGCTGCGTTTAATAAAGCGAATACTGGTGCTAATGCTGAAGTAAGCAGCTTTACTACAACATCAAATGGTGCTGTTTCTACCTATGCTTTAGGATTTACACCAGCATCTAATACGGCAGTAATTGTTTCGATTGGTGGTATTGTACAGACTGAATTGGCCGACTATGAAATAAATCGTTCAAACAATTCGATTTCATTCAATGAGCCTCCGCCTGCTGGAGAATCTATCCGTGTAGCAGGATTTAATAATGTAAACCTTTATACTCTTGATGTTGCAAACTCGGCTGGTGCTGTCGTGGTTTCTTACAATGGTATAGGTGATGGTTCAACACAAGCATTCAACATTGGATTTAGACCAGAATCGGGTAACGCAATTTTTGTTTCAATTGGTGGACTTCTTCAGCCTGAAACGGCATATTCTGTCACACCATCTACCAATACTGTAACTTTTACAACTGCTCCTGGTAGTGGTGAAAATATTCGTGTCGTTGGATATGATAAAGTAAACCCATACTTCATTCAGTATGTTTCTTCAAATGTTTCTGTCTCAGTATTTGAAACTACTGCTAATGGAACTGTTGATACATTTAACTTAGGATTTAATCCTCAAGCACGTGAGGTCTTGATTGTCACAATCGATGGTGTTGTTCAACCAATAACAGCATATACGGTTAACACATCACAACAAACAATTACATTTGACGATACCCCAGCTAATGGTGAACTGGTTCGTGCCATTACACTTTACACAACAGCAAATGCTTTTGTTACGCCTGATGGTAGTATAACAGCATCAAAATTGAGTCCGTCACTCAATACGGCTATTCAATCTGCTGCTTCAACTGGAAAAGCAATAGCGATGTCTATTGTATTCGGAGGTTAATTAAAATGGTACAAAAAGTAGGTACCGGTCTTATTAGAACAAATACCATAACAGGTAATCTGATGACAGGTGGTGCTGTTTCAGGTAACAATATTGTTTCAAATGCTGTTCGTGGTAACAATATTGTCGCCGGCACAATCACAGGAAATTTGATTGCGAATGATACCATTAGTGGTAGTTCAATATCATCACCTCCAGATATTTTTGATGATGTATTTTTATTTGGTGGAATGTAAATAAGTTTATTGGATACTAAAACATGACTCAACAGTTTTTACAAACAGGTAGAATTGCAAACACGGCTGTCACATCAGATAAGATAGCGAATACAGCAATTACATCAGATAAGATAGCAAACTCCGCAGTTACGGTTGATAAAATAGTTAATTCTTCTATTACTTCACCTAAATTGTCGTCTAACTTATCTGTCTCCTTGACTAACGTTTTAGAGACTGCAAACATTTATACGACCGCTGTTGGTGGCAATGTAAACATTGATGTTCTAAACAATACAGTTTATTTCTTTTCTTCAAACACTACCGCAAATGTGACGTTTAATTTTAGAGGAAATGGCGCAGTCACACTTCAAAATACGATTTCTATAGGACAATCTATTTCGTCTGCTATATTGCTCAAGCAAAGTGCAAACACTTTTAGAGCAAATGTTCATGTTGATGGAAGTTTGGTAAGACCTCTTTGGGCTTCTAATTCAGCACCCGCTTACATAGCAGGAACAAATGAATCAACTGACTTGTATGTGTTTAATATAATTCGAACAGGCACTAGCACATATACAATATTAGCTTCAAATACAAAATTTTCAGCGGCGTTAGGACAGTAAACTATGACACAAAGAATCGGTTCAACCAGAATTGCGAATACTTCTATAACTGGCCAAAAGTTAGCTGACAATTCAGTTCGTGCTAATAATATTGTTGCTGGTCAAATTTCTGGCAATACACTTGCATCTAATCTACATATATCTTTATCACAAGCACTTGAATCGGCGAACATATTTGCGACAGCAGTTGGTGGTAATGTAAACATTGATTTAGAAAATAATACTTTGTATTTCTTTTCGTCAAACACTACTGCAAATGTGACCTTTAATTTAAGAGCAAACACACAAAATACTCTTGATTCACAATTGTTAACCGGACAGTCAATCACTGCTGGTATTTTATTGAAACAAGGTGCAACAAGATATCGTGCAAACGTATACATTGATGGTACACTACAAACTCCATTTTATTTGGGTAACTCGGCTCCTTCTTTTGCAACATCTCAACAAGAATCAATCGATGCTTACGCAATTAATGTGATAAAAACAGCATCGAATACATATACAGTATTGGTGTCAAATTCGAATTTCCAAAGAGCAACAAATCAGAATCCATAACCTATGGCAACTATAAACACAAGACAACAGTTCAAAGATTACTGTCTGCGTAGACTAGGATTTCCAGTCATTGAAATTAACGTTGACGATGATCAGGTAGATGATCGTATCGATGATGCGTTAAATTTCTGGCGGGATTATCATTACGATGGAACAGAAAAACTGTTCATGAAACATCAAATTACTCAAACAGATATTGATCGTCAATGGATTTACTGTCCAGATGCCGTACAATTTGTCACAGGTATTTTTCCGTTTGATCAGTCAAACGCATCGATCAATATGTTTGATTTGCGTTATCAGTTGCGTCTACACGACCTTTATGATTTTACATCGGTGTCGTATGTGTCATATGAAATTACGATGCAACATTTACGCACATTGAATCTTCTATTTTCTGGCACACCTCAATTCAGATTCAATCGTCATCAAAATAAAGTGTTTCTTGATATTGATTGGTCAAGAGATGTTGAGCCGGGAGAATGGGTTGTTGTTGAATGCTATCGTACAATTCGACCAGAAACCGTTGTACTGACTGGTACAGTAACAGGCTCACCATCATCAAATACCATTACTGGTTATGGTACAAAGTTTGATCAAGAGATTGTGCCGTTTGACTTCATTACCATTGGTGGTGAATCGAAGCAAGTTGGTAATATTGAGTCGCCCACAAGTCTGACATTAGTTGGACCGCCGACATTGACACATAATAATTCGGCAATTCAAATTGAAGGTACAACGGATGTGTGGAATGATCGTTTTCTAAAACAATTGGCCACAGCAAAAATCAAACAACAATGGGGCAATAATCTCAAAAAGTTTGAAGGTATTCAGATGCCTGGTGGTGTTACATTGAACGGTCAAAAAATTTATGATGAAGCATCGGAAGAAATAAAAGAAATGGAAGAACAAATTTATATGATGGGTTCACTGCCGTCAGAAATCTTTACTGGCTAATGACTACTAATTTTTACTTTAATAATTTTCCAAACAGATTAGGAGGCAACAGTGTTGTCACTCCTGAACAGTTATTGGTTGAAAATCTTGTTATTGAAGCACTCAAGATTTATGGTCTTGATGTTTATTATTTGCCACGCACAACACGTGATCAAGTAGATTATCTGTTTGGTGAAGATGTTCTGAAAGAATATCGCACAGCACATCCAATTGAAATGTATCTAGAAAATGTAACAGGCTTTGATGGTGAACAAGACTTTATATCTAAGTTTGGTTTAGAAATTCGTGATGAAGCAACTCTGCTTGTTTCAAGGCTGAGATTTAGATATGCGGTTAATGGTTACACAAGACCCCGTGAAGGTGATTTAATTTTTATACCAATGACCACAAGTTTCTTTGAGATTACGAGTGTTGAATCTGAGAACGATCAAGCAATGTTTTACACATTAGGTCGTGGTCGTGGTGGTAATGTATATGTTTATGCTTTGAAAATGAAACAGTTTTATTTTTCAAATGAAATTATTGAAACTGGTATTGATGAGATTGATGGTAACATTCGTAATTACTATCCAAAACTACGTATCTCATTAGGTTCTGGTTCAGGTAAATTTCTCAATGATGAGATTGTGTATCAAGGGTCAAATCTATCATCGGCTACAGCACAAGCACTTGTTCATGACTTTGAGCCGAATGCTTATATTGATGTGTATCGTATGCAAGGTGATTTTACAACATCAGCAAATGTAATAGGCAATACAAGTTCAGCGCAGTGGACAGTTACACTTGCGTCTGATGCTGCTGTACAAAACACAGCATTTGAGGACATTATTGACAATGCTCGTATTGAAGCAGCCAGTGATGGTATCATTGACTTTACGGAAGTCAATCCGTTTGGAGAACCGTAATGTTAGGTAATGCACAATTTTATCATCGCACCATTCGTAAGATGGTTGTTGTGTTTGGCACAATGTTCAATGACCTTGAAATTGTTCGCTACACACAATCTGGTAGTCCAAAAGAAAAACTTAAAGTGCCTTTGTCATATGGTCCTAAAGAAAGATATTTGACACAGATTACTTCTGATCCAAATTTGATCAAGTCAATTAATTCTGTGATACCAAGAATGTCTTTTAATCTTGATAGTCTTGAGTATGATTCAAGTCGTAAACAGATTTCTACATTACAGAATTTTGCCGCCGTTACAAACACTGGGGTTAGCACACAATATCTACCTGTGCCATATAACTTTGAATTTAGTTTGTCGATTTATGTTCGCAACACAGAAGATGGTACACAAATACTAGAACAAATCCTACCATTCTTTACACCAGACTTTAGTGTAGTAGTAGATTTTATTCCTCAAATGGGTCAGAAATATACTGTGCCTATCATACTCAATTCTGTTGCATCTACAGTTGAATATGAGGGTGCTATGGGTGACGGTACAACAAGAATCATTATTTGGGATTTGACGTTTACTGCCAAAAGCTTTATTTGGCCACCAGTCAAATCTGGCAAAATTATCAATTCTGCTAATACCAATATCAACATTGACCTTACTTCAAAAGAAATTCAGAAAGTTTATGTTGACTATGCGAATGGTAATAATGTATTCACTACTGGTGAAACGATTCGTGACAGCGCCAATGGGTTCTTTGGCACAGTAGAATACTTCAGCAACACCGCACTTGGCACTTTAGTGATCACTGGTGGTAATGATTACATTAAACCTGGATATACACTCACAGGTGATTATTCTGGTGCAAAATATAATGTCTCTACATTAGACACAACTTCGATTAATGCTGCTGCGGTAATTGTTGAGCCCAATCCAACAACAGCCGCACCACCTGCTGATTTTGGATTTATTGAAACGATCAAAGAATGGCCCGACACATTATGAAAAAACTGAATAAAAATTTATCTGAAATCTTTGATGTAGAACCTATCGAAGAAAAAAGAATAGAGGCATTACCTGTTGTCGTAGATGATAGCGCCAATCAAATTGATGCTGATGCTGAATTTGCTCGTACCAATATGCGTTCATTGATTGATAATGGTAACAAAGCATTAACTGAATTGGCATCAGTTGCCAATCAATCAGAGTCACCAAGAGCATACGAAGTCTTAGCCACAATGATGAAAAATCTGGCTGAGATGAATAAAGATTTACTAGAGTTACAAAAAAGAAAGAAAGAGCTTGCACCTCAGTCTGAGTCTAGTAAAGGAGTCAACATAGATAAAGCAGTCTTTGTTGGCTCCACCAACGAATTACTTAAAATGATTAAAGGAAATAAATAAAATTATGGAACAACTAATCGAACAAATGAAAGTTATCTTGGGTACAAATTTTGCTTTGTACTTTAAGGCACATACTTTTCATTGGAATGTAGAGGGTCCAGACTTTGCTCAATATCACGGTTTCTTAGGAGACTTTTACGAAGCAGTGTTTGACCAAACCGATTCAATTGCTGAACATATCCGTGCGTTGAATTCGTATGCGCCAACAACTCTTGGTAGAATGAGTGAACTGTCAAAGATTACTTTTAACGTAGCGATACCTGCGCCAATCGTAATGATGTCAGAACTTGCTGCGGATAACGACAAATTTATTATGGAACTTCGTACTGGTATTGCTGTTGCTGATGCCGCCGATGAACCTGCGGTAGGTAATTTCTTACAAGATATTTTAGATGCTCATCAAAAACATGGTTGGATGCTGAAGAGTTTTACACGCTAAATTATGGATGACGGATACCTTGGTAATGCCCGACTTAAACGAGTCGGTGTTGAAATATCCTACACAGAAGAGCAACTAAAAGAAATTGTAAAATGCACCGAAGATCCGGTGTACTTTATTCGTACCTACGTTAAAATTGTCAACGTAGATAAAGGTCTTGTTCCTTTTGAGATGTGGCCGTTTCAAGAAGAAATGGTCACTCAATTTCACAACAATCGTTTTGTCATTGCAAAAATGCCACGACAGGTCGGTAAGACAACTACCACTGTCGGTTATATGCTTTGGTCTGCCTTGTTTAATGAAGAATTTGTAATTGGTATTCTTGCCAACAAACTTCAACTTGCACAAGACATTCTTGCCAAGATACAGAAAGCATATGAGTATCTACCCATGTGGCTTCAGCAAGGTATTATCAACTGGAACAAACGTTCGATTGAATTAGAGAACGGCTCAAAGATTTATGCGTATGCAACGTCGGCAGCAGGTGTTCGTGGTGGTTCGTATAATCTGATCTTCCTTGATGAATTTGCTTTCGTGCCACACAACATGGCGGTAGACTTTTTTACTTCTACTTACCCTGTTATTTCTTCTGGTAAAACATCTAAAGTAATTATTGTTTCTACACCGAACGGCTTAAATCTATTCTACAAGATGTGGATGGATGCAATTGAAAATCGTTCACTGTACAAGACACTTGAGATTCACTGGTCGATGGTGCCGGGTCGTGATGAAAAGTGGAAAGAAGAAACGATACGAAACACTTCTGAAGAACAGTTCCGTCAAGAATTTGAGACAGAGTTTATTGGTTCTTCAGCGACACTGATTTCTGGTGCTAAGTTACGTTCACTAGCATTTCATGATCCAATGCGAATTGAAGATGATGGAAATCTGTTTGTATATGAAGACCCCAGACCAGGTAGACTATACATTGCTACCGTAGACTGTGCTGAAGGTGTTGGATTAGATTATCACACAATCAATATTTTAGATGCCACAGAAGCACCTTACAAACAAGTTGCAAGATACCGAAATAATAAGCTGCCCCTATTGTTTTTACCTACAGTCATCTATGCTTTAGCAAATCGTTACAATCAAGCATACGTTCTGATTGAGACAAACAATGTAGGACAACAAGTAGTAGATATTTTACACTACGATCTAGAGTATGAGAACATCTATAAGCTAGAGCATCATCACATTAAGGGACAGAGCATCTCTGCTGGCTTCAAACGTTCAGTGTCTTTTGGTGTAAAAACGACCAAATCAGTTAAGAAAATTGGCTGTGCTAATCTCAAGACATTGATCGAAAACGACAAACTGATCATCAATGATTTTGACACAATTGCTGAACTGAATACCTTCGTTCGAACAAGAGACACATATGCTGCCGAAGAGGGTAATAATGACGATATTGTGATGGGTTTAGTGCTTTATGCATGGCTGACAGCACAGACTTTCTTCAAAGATGAGACAAGAATTGACATCCGTAAGATTATGTTGGAAGAGCAAAACCTGTTGGGAGAAGAAAGTATGCTACCGTTTGGCTTCATTGAAGACGGGCTGCGTAGAGAGATGGAAGTGGAAGATGGTGATATGTGGGAGCCGCCAGCTGGTTATTTATCATCAAGTTTGTAAAAAACTAAATAGACAATAAAAAGAATATTGACCCAACAATAAAAGGAGAAATCCAATGGCATTTCAATTATCACCTGGAGTGAATGTATCAGAGGTTGATCTGACTACAGTTATTCCTTCAGTTGCCACTTCTACTGGCGCTTTTGTAGGACCTTTTAATTGGGGACCAATTGGTGTTGTAACAACTATTTCCGATGAAGTTCGTCTAGTGAACACATTCGGTAAACCAGATAGCGATAATTATGAGTATTGGTTCTCTGCTGCGAACTTTCTAGCATATGGAAATAACTTAAAGATTGTTCGTACTCAAGGTTCTGGCGCTCTAAACGCCACGGCAAATGGTACAGGCGTACTGATCAAAAACGAAGACGATTATGTTGACAATCACAAAGGCTATGCAGACGGTGCATATGGCGCTACAGGTGGTTGGGCAGCACGTTTTGCTGGCTCACTAGGCAACAGCATTCTTGTTTCGATGGCTGACGCTAATACATGGAATGTATGGCCATACAGAACACAATTTAGCGCAACTCCAAACACATCTTCTTATGTTGCTAGCCGTGGTGGTGCTAATGACGAAGTTCATATTGTAGTTGTTGACGAAGATGGTTTGTGGACAGGTGCAGCCGGTACAGTTCTAGAAAAATATGCATTTGTTTCTAAAGCTTCTGATGCAAAAGACGATAGCGGCAACTCAAACTACTACAAAGATGTTATTCAGAATAAGTCACAGTATATTTGGTCACTGTCACATCCAACAAATCTAGGTGTAGGTACAGCTTGGGGTTCTGCGGCAAACACTAGCGCATTCAAACTTCTATCAAGCAACTCATCAAACTCACTGTCTGCTGGTGCTATTGGCACAAGTGGCACAGCAAATGTTACATCAGGATGGGATGAATTCAAGAATGCAGAATCAGTTGATATTTCTCTGCTAGTAACTGGAACAGGTAACAGCACAGTTGCATCATATGTTATCAGCAACATTGCAGAGACACGTAAAGACTGTGTAGCATTTATTTCACCCGAAAAAGCAGACTGCGTTGACAATGCAGGTAATGAAGTTACCGATATTACAGCATTCCGTAATGGTCTAACATCATCTTCATACGCTGTAGTAGATTCTGGCTACAAATATCAGTACGATAAGTATTCAGACACATATCGCTGGATTCCACTGAACGGAGACATTGCTGGTCTATGTGTTCGTACAGATAACGAACGTGACCCTTGGTTCTCACCAGGTGGCTTTAATCGTGGACAAATCAAGAACGTAATTAAGCTTGCATGGAATCCAACAAAAACAAACCGTGATGATCTGTATCAAATCGGCGTCAATCCTGTTGTAAGTTTCCCAGGTGAAGGCACAGTTCTTTATGGTGATAAAACTATGTTGAGCAAGCCAAGCGCATTTGATCGTATCAATGTTCGCCGTTTGTTCATCACACTTGAGAAAGCAATCTCACGTGCAGCACGTTTCTCTCTGTTCGAATTCAACGATCAGTTCACACGTGCCCAGTTTGTTGCTCTAGTTGAACCATTCCTGCGTGATGTTCAAGGTCGTCGTGGTATCACAGACTTCCGTGTAGTTTGCGACGATACAAACAATACAGCGGAAATTATTGACCGTAATGAATTTGTTGGTGACATTTACATTAAACCTGCTCGTTCTATCAACTTCATTCAACTTAACTTTGTTGCTGTACGCACAGGTGTAAGTTTCAATGAAGTCGTAGGGGCAGCCTAAATAAAAGAGAAACAGGAGAATAATAAATGGCATTTAACGTAAATCAGTTCCGTTCACAACTAACAGGTGACGGTGCCCGCCCAAATCTATTTGAGGTAAGTATGCCGTTTCCTGCGTTCTCACTACCAGGAAACGCACAAACAAAAATGACGTTCATGTGTAAGACAGCACAACTTCCAGGGGCAACTCTGGGTGTTGTGCCAGTTCAATACTTTGGCCGTGAATTAAAGTTTGTGGGCAATCGCACGTTTGCTGACTGGACAGTAACAATTATCAACGACGAAGATTTTATTGTGCGTAATGCATTTGAGCGTTGGATGAATGGCATCAATAGTCATAATCTAAACGTTCGTAATCCAGCCGCTGGTACACCACTAGGTTACACAACTGATGGTGAAGTTACACAGTTTGGTAAAGCGGGTAACTCAATTAAGAAATATAAATTTGTTGGAATGTTCCCATCAGACATCACACCAATTGATGTTGATTGGGGATCAAATGATACGATTGAAGAGTTTTCTGTAACACTTACCTACCAGTGGTGGGAAGCAGTTGCAGATGGTGTGGTCTAAGAGTAGGGCTTTTGCCCTACTTTTATTACAGGATGATAATTTAATGGCGTTATACCTTCTTGTCAAAGAACATGCTGACACAGGTTTAAAATACTTGTGTAAGCATGTTGCTTCTTCTTTTTCCGAATGTGAAAAATATAAAGGTTCTGGCATTTATTGGAAAAGACATATAAAACAACATGGTAACAATGTAAAAACTATCTGCCTGTTTGTCACTGAAGACGAAAAAGAGTTTCGTCAAGTTGCTAAAAAATATTCTTTAAAGTTCAATGTGATTGAATCTAAAGAGTGGGCTAATCTTTGTAATGAAGAGGGCCAAGGCGGCAACACCGTTGTTGATAAAAAAGAACACGGTAAAAAAACTAAAATTAAACTACATCATCCAGATGTTAGAGAAAAACATCTTGCACATTTGAAAGAACACGTAAAAATTACTCAACCATTAGCAGCAAAAGCAGCAAAAGAAAAACTTACTGGCGTTTCAAAAACTGAACGGCATAAAGAAAATATGCGTGGTAAAAGACCCCATGTTATTCAGTCGGGTAGTAAAAATAATAATGCTAAAAGCATTCAAACTCCTTACGGAATATTTGGTAGCATACGTGAAGCATCACAACAAATTGAAGGACATACATACAAAATGATTTGGGATAGACTACAAAATGATAATTCGTGGGGGTATATCTAATGGCACTACGCCTGTTCGGCTTTACTATAGGCTCAAAGGATGTCGTCAAGGTTGAAAAACCAGAGCAGGCATCCTTTGCTTTGCCTTCTGCTACCGTAGATGATGGTGCGGTTACCGTTACGCAAAATGCGTACTATGGTACCTATGTTGATCTCGAAGGTTCTGTTCGTAACGAAATAGAACTTATCACACGATATCGTGAGATGTCGAATCATCCAGAATGTCAAATGGCAATTGATGAAATCGCCAATGAAGCCATTACACATGATGATCAAGGCAAAGTAGTTGATATTGTTCTTGATAATCTGAAACAACCAGAAACGATCAAGAAAAAAATTATTGAAGAGTTCAACAATGTATTAAAGATGTTGAACTTTAGTAATTTGGCTGATGATGTTTTTAAACGTTGGTATATTGATGGTCGTGTTTTTTATCACATCGTAGTCAACGACAAGAATCCTAAAGAAGGTATTCAAGAACTTAGATACATTGATCCACGCAAGATTCGTAAAGTGCGTGAGATTAAAAAAGATCGTGATCCAAAAACCGGAGCAATGGTTGTAGTATCGGTTGCTGAATACTATGTCTACAATGATCGTGGTACCACGACACAGACATTTACATCAAACGTAGGTCAAGGTATTCGTATTGCACCAGACGCTATCATCAATGTGAACTCTGGTCTGATGGATGCCAAGAATACGTTTGTTATTTCGTATCTACACAAAGCAATCAAGCCACTTAATCAGTTGCGTATGATTGAAGATGCGATTGTTATTTACCGTATTAGCCGTGCGCCAGAACGCCGTATTTTCTATATTGACGTTGGTAACTTGCCACGTGGTAAAGCAGAACAATATCTGCGTGACATCATGATCAAGTACCGTAACAAGTTGGTGTATGATGCCAACACAGGTGAGATCCGTGATGAACGTAAGCATATGTCAATGCTTGAAGACTTCTGGCTGCCCCGCCGTGAAGGTGGTAAAGGCACAGAGATTACCACACTACCTGCAGGTCAAAATTTAGGTGAACTAGAAGACGTAAAATATTTCCAAAAGAAACTTTTGCAGTCTCTCAATGTACCATATTCACGCCTTGAATCACAAGAAGGTGGGCTTGCAGGACTTGGTCGTTCACAAGAAGTAACACGTGATGAATTAAAATTTGCCAAGTTTGTTGTGCGCCTGCGTAATAAGTTCTCACAAATCTTTGATGAAGCATTGAAAGTACAATTGGTACTTAAAGGTATCTGTACACGTGAGGAGTGGGAATCATTTAAGGAAGATGTTTACTACGACTTCCGTAAAGACAATAACTTTACCGAACTGCGTGAAGCAGAACTGCTACAAAACAGATTGCAAATGGTAAGTCTGGTTGATCCATTTGTTGGTCGTTACTTCTCTAACAATTATGTTATGAACAAAGTTCTCATGATGACGGATGAAGAAATTGAAGCAATGAAAGAAGAAATACAAAAAGAAAAAGACACATTACCCGATGATATGCAAGGCCCTGTCTTAGGCGGGCCACCACAAGGTGCGACACCACAAGCAGAACCGGAAGACAATACAGTTGAAAACACCGAAGAAACAGAAGAGTCATTGACACCCGGTCTTGACGATGAGGTAAACAAGTCAGTTGTCAATATAAATAACAGACGCAGATAAGGAAGGTTATTATGGAATTAAAAGATATTATCAACAATATTGCCGCTGGTGATAGCGCAGCAGCAAAAGAAGGCATAGAAAATGTTTTATCCGCAAAAGCGTTCGATGCGCTGCAAGGCCGTAAGCAAGAAATCGCTTCTACTCTATTTGGCGGGAAAGACCAAAGCGACGAAGAAGTTGCCGACAGTGAAGAAGCCGTAGAGCAAGAATGAAATCTTTACTTGAGTTTAAATCTATTGTAGAAGAAGAGAAGTCAGACTATTCAAAGTTTGACGCTCTTGTTCGTGCTGGCTTAGCCAACAAAGCACAGTTGGCTCGCATTCACAAAATCTTAGATAAGATGGGTGAAGAACGCCCACAGTTCAATAATGCTGATCGTGAAATCATGCGTAATCTTTTCAACCGCATGGTAGATTTAGTTTCGAGTAAACAGATTTATGGTAAAGCAAGACAAGCAGTTCGTGAAGAAATGGAACTTGATGAAGCACGTATGGATACGCCATTAGTGCCAGATCCACCAGTCATTTTGGTGATCAAACGTAAAGCGGTAAGATTGTACCCAGACGGCACACGCATTGCTCTTTATTGGAGTGATAAAATAAAAAGAGCATTTAGTATTCCTTATGGCCCAATGGTTGATGCTCCAGTTCAAGCAGAAGAATATATTAAAGAACTTGCTGAAGCAGAAGAAATAACGCTCAATGATGGTATTACTATTTCTCTAGACGAAAAAACAAAACAACAAATTATAAACACATACGGACAGTTAGAAGAAGATAGCAAAGAAATCTTTTGGCAACAACTAACTGAATCTGTAACAACATTTGGAAAACTATATGAATTTTGTAGAACTAATTCTACAGAATAGATTAGACGAAGCCAAAGAATTAATCTTTGAGCGTCTGAACGATATTGCTTCTGTTCGTATGGAAGAAGCAAAGCCATATATCGTTGATGCAATGTTTGAAGAGATTGAAGTTGACGAAGAAGTATTGGAAGAAGCGGCTAAGAAACGCAATCCAAACATTCAAAAGATGGGTCGTATTACAAAAGTACGCCGTCGAATTCGTCGCAACAAAAAAGGTAGAATTGTTGTACAAAGAAATGTACGCAAATCGGGCATTAAGGGTTATCGCATTTCTGGTAACACAGTTAAACGCATACCGGCAACAGTAAGATTACGTAAAGCACGTTTATTGAAACGTTCTTGGAAGACAACAAGAAAAAGTAAACTCAGACGCACATTGATGAAAAGAAAAATGTCAATGCGCCGTCGTCAAGCAATGGGACTAAAATAAAATGCCATTTGAAATTACTAATACACTCAGAGGGTCGTCGATTGTTCGAGCAGTAGATCCTGGAACATATACAATCACTCTGAATAATTTAAGAGCAAACGCCACAACTGAAACTGTTACTGCTGCTGACATCAAACATGTTTTGTGGTCAACAAACGGCAACATACGTATCATTCGAAACGGTGTACCTTTGTTAGCACTTCAAAATGGCGGCGACATGGATTTCGATTCTTATGGATATTCAGTCGCAAACAACAACACTCAAAGCATTGTAATTGAAATCAATACTGGCGGCACAGTTATTTTACATCTTGCCAAGTATGCGACATACAATGTCGATCCATATACAGGAGTAACTCTATAATGAAACTCATCAAAGAACACATTGAAAATGTAAGATATCTTACCGAAAAAACAGAAGACGGTAAAAAGAATCTTTACATTGAAGGTACATTTCTGGTTGGCGATGCAGTCAATCGCAACAACCGTATGTACAAAATGGACACACTTCGTAATGAAGTTGCACGATATACAGAAGAATACATTAACACAAATCGTGCGCTTGGTGAACTGGGACATCCAGACACACCATCATTGAATCTAGAACGTGTGTCACACAAGATTACAAGTTTGGTAGAGAACGGCAATACATTTGTCGGTAAAGCACTGATCATGGAAACACCATATGGCTTGATCGCTAAGAATCTAATTGAGTCTGGTGTTAATCTAGGCGTTTCATCACGTGCTTTAGGTTCTGTCGTTATGACAAAAGAAGGTTATAATCTAGTACAAGATGATCTGCGTCTTGCAACTGCTGCTGATATTGTTGCTGATCCTTCTGCACCTGGCGCTTTCGTTCAGGGCATTATGGAGAACAAAGAATGGATGTTTGTAGAAGGCAAGTTTGTCGAGTCTCATATCGACTATGCTAAACAACAAATTCGTAAAGCATCACGCAAAGATATTGAATCAGTTGGATTGCAACTTTTCGAAAACTTTCTACGAAAACTTTAAAATTTATAAATAAGAAATCATAAGGAGATATTCAATGGCAACAAACAAACTCATGGAAGCAGCAGCAGAGATTCTTGCAGGAAGCAAGTCATCTGCTCCTGGTATGCCAATGCCTAAACTGCCTTCTGTTACTCCAGGTAATTCTGGAACACCTGAAGACTTAGGCGGTCCTACACCTCAGAACAACAAGCCTACTGATGATTCTAATAAGTTGTCAAGCAAGGCTTCAGCTAAGAGTGCAGTAGCACCTACAACAAAACCTTCAGCAGCATCAAGCGATGTTCAACTTGGTGACAAGAATATGAAAGCTGGCACAGGTACAGCAATGATGCCTGAGCAAGCTGAAGAAGAAGAACTGATTGATGATGAATCAGCAATTCAAGAAATGAAAGCACAAATGAAAGAAGATGTTGCTTCATTGTTTGCTGATGATTCAAGCATCTCAGAAGACTTCAAAGCAAAAGCCGCTACAATCTTTGAAGCACGTGTGTTTGACCGTGTTGCACAGATTCAAGAACAAATGGAAGCAGAATATGCTGGCATGTTGGCTGAGGCTCTTGAAGAAATCAAATCTGAACTTACAGAAAAGGTAGATGATTACCTGAACTACGTAGTAGAGCAGTGGATGGACGAAAACGAAATCGCTATCGAAAGCGGTCTGCGTTCAGAAATCACCGAAGACTTTATTGCTGGTCTGCGTAATCTGTTTGCCGAAAACTACATCAACGTTCCAGAAGATAAAGTCGAACTGGTAGATGAACTTGCATCTAAAGTCGAAGAACTGGAAGTTAAACTGAATGAAGAAATTGAAGCCAATATTCAGTATAAGAAACAACTTACTGAGGCAATTAAGGTACAACTAGTAAATGAAGTTTGCGAAGGACTCACAGCAACTCAAGTAGAAAAAATCAAGTCACTTGCAGAGAGTGTAGAATTCTCCACAGAGGAAGAGTTCGTAGAAAAACTTGAGACAATTCGTGAGAATTACTTCCCATCAGGCATCAAAAAAGCCGATGTAGCACAACTTCATGAAGAAGTAGAAGACGATGGCAGCGAAAAGAAAGTATCTGCTGACCCATACGTTGCTTCGGTTGTACAAGCGATTTCGAAAATCAAAATTTAAATAATAACAAAAGGAGATACTAAATGTATTTGTCTGAAAATCTACAAAAGAAATGGGACGCAGTTCTGGATCACCCAGACATGCCTGCCATTGCAGATCCATACCGTAAAGCAGTTACAGCGGTAATTCTGGAAAACCAAGCTCAGGAAATGATCAAAGAAGGTCATATTCTGAACGAAGCTGGTTCACCAACTAACTTTGCTGGTACAGGCGGTTTCAGTGGCGGTGCTGCTGCTGCTGGTCCTGTTGCTGGTTTTGACCCAATCCTGATCAGCCTGGTTCGTCGTTCACTGCCAAACCTGATCGCTTATGACGTTTGCGGCGTTCAGCCAATGACAGGTCCTACTGGCCTGATTTTTGCGATGCGTACACGTTATGCTGGTCAAACTGGTACAGAAGCATTCTACAACGAAGCAAACACAGCATTCTCAGGTGCTAACGGTGCAATCGTTGCTTCTTCAATGAACATTGCTGGTAACACAACAGACTATCTGTTCGTTGGTAACGCTGCTCCAACTGGCGCTATGACAACTGGTTCTGCTGAAGCACTGGGTGACGGCGCTGCTGGTAACACATTCCAAGAAATGGCATTCTCAATTGAGAAAGTCACTGTAACAGCCCGTACACGTGCGCTGAAAGCAGAATACTCAATGGAACTGGCACAAGACTTGAAAGCAGTTCATGGTCTTGACGCTGAAACAGAACTGGCTAACATTCTGTCCGCTGAAATTCTTGCTGAAATCAACCGTGAAGTTATCCGTACAATCTACAGAATCGCTAAGCCAGGTTGCCAAGCAGGTACTACAACTGCTGGTGCATTCAACCTTGACACAGATTCAAACGGTCGTTGGATGG